CCTCCTAACGATCCATTAACAGTATTACCAGTAGCATTGTATCCACCAATGGAGATTGAATCACCATTTGTAGCACCTAGTTGAGTTAATGTAAATGTATTACTTGCACCTGTGCTGTTAAGTGTTACTGTAGAGTTAACGGTAGGAATAGTACCTGATCCTTGATTTAATATTAGACTATTACTAGCACCACCGTTCATAACAATAGTATCTGTATTGTTATTACCATTGATAGTGGCCACAACTGAGTTATTAGACCCGCCTGCTGTAGTGGCAGTGAAGTTGTTGTTTGTTCCTAATATATTCAAATTCAAATTAGCATTGTTACCGGTTTGATTAATAGTGGCATTGTTACTAGCACTTGTACCAGTACCGTCAGCATTACTATTAATGACTGCCGTAGCATTATTTCCTGTTACATTATAGATATAATTGTTACCTGTGTATCCATTTGCTATAGTAGTTTGAATGCCTAATTGTAATGTATTAGCTACCCCGATTTGATTTATTGCAACTAGATTGCTATTACCCACAATTACAGAAGGGGTAGTTGATCCTGTACCGACACCCTGAATTCCTTCAATTATGTTTGTGGCACCATCTTGTGTCATAGTAATGGTACTATTACTGCCTGATTGATTGATATAGATGCTATTGTCACCTGCATATGCACCTGAAAACAATACTATGGCTAGCATTATTGTAATTATTTTAGCTAGACGTTGTTTCATATTTGCTTCTCCTTGGCTTTTGGCCTTTATTTGATTGTGCCCATCCTTGCAGCTTGATCCGCTGGTGTCTCGATGGGCTTAGACATTCCTAACGGTATTGTAGCGTTTCCGCTAGCATTAGATTCTATATCAACTGGTTTAATTTTAGTAATAAAATCCCAAACGCCTTTACGTTCACCTTCCTTGACCAATTCAACTACTGCTGCTTCTATCGTTGATTTAAGTGCCAAAGTGGTAATTTCATTGACAACAATTCCAGATTCAAATTGAAATATTCCAGCGGTAATAGCTTGACTTCCAGTTTTATTATTAAATATTTGCCCTGCTATATCTCCGGCAACAGGGTCAACACTTTTAAAAATTGCAATAGTATCACTGGTACTATATATAACTTTAGTAACTGTTATACTAGACAATACTTTTCCTGTGTTGACAGATATAGCACGTAGACTTACTGTTACTACATCTTTGCTATATTGTGTTGTTGGTCCAATACCTAAAAAATTATAACCCGTGCCACCAGATTCTAAACCTGTATCATAACCTATAACTCCGCCTTCTATAAGAATACCAGCAAAGGTTAATGGCATTAATTTTTCCGCATTTTTGCCCTCGTAGGCCTGTCGCATTTGCGTTATAATTAATCTTTCTTTGGTTAAAGCATCAATATTTCCACGTTCAACTACATCAAACCAACGGCCATTTCCTACATCTTGTAACGCACGAATTAGCAATGCATCAGCCCCTTGTGTAACTGCTGTTGAAAAACTAGCCACATTAGGTACAGCTTTTCTTTGTCCGGTTTTATCTGTAAACTGATAAACCGCTACAGTAATTTTGCCTTTGGCAGGAGGAGGAATACTATTCATTTCATCTGCCATGTTACTTTTTGTAACTTCAGGTTTATGTTCAACTCCAACTGTTTGTCCTGCTTTTTGAGATAATGCACAGCCTGATAAAAAACAAATTAATATAACTAATAATATTTTTTTCATTATGGTGTTGACCCTCCCATAATGTTAAATTGTCCTAACGGAATATTAATGGTAGTTAAATTGCCTAGATTGTCAGTAACTTGCAATTGAATGCTATTTCCTGTATTGTTATAGAATATCGTATTACCTTGAAATTGTATTTGCCCTGTGCTACTACTACCACCGGCAAACATGGCTGTGGCTAAATTTTGACTAATTTGAGCATAAATGCGAGATTCTAAATTAGTTAGAAATTGATTAATTGGAGTGTTAAGCGCATCAGACTTTGCCTGCTGTGCTGCTGCTAATAAAGCCTGCTGAATGGCTTGAGCACGTGAATATTGCTCATTTTCAATAGCCATTTGAAATGTTCCATATCCAGATCCGTTAAGACTTGGACTTTTAAATTGATAATCTGCTATCGGTGTTGCGACGGCTTGTAAGGAGATCGCAAGGGTAATTAGCAGAGTTGTTATTATTTTTATCATACTCTCGCTCCTACAAGTATTTAACAAAAATAATAACATAATTATATCTATCCTTTAGGAACTACTCCTGTCCAGCTTTCATCCGGTTCGTTTTTCTTGTATTCTGCGACCCTGGTAAGTAATACTGTATAAAATGAATCAATTTGTTTACCCCAAAATCCCATCAATTTTTCAATCGCTTGTATACAAAAATCCCAGTTTCTATTGCGATAGTTTTCCATTAATTCAGCATGGATTTTTTTAAAGTTGTCAATCTTTGGCATTTCATCTATAGGTATATTTTCTATAATACAGTATGCTGTAATAGGTTTACTGCTCTTGATAGTAACAGTATCTAACTCAAGTACAATGTATTTGTCTCGTAACTGCTCTACTTCATTGTTTCCAAAAATAATATTCATGTTGTATCTCCTGTTAAATAATTATCATGAATACACATACACCATACAAAAAGATGCATCTCAATGAATTTTGATCTTATCAGCGACATACATAGAGAAACTTGGGACAACTTTGATTGGGAAGGTCAGCCGACATCACAATACTGTATAGTAGCAGGAGATGTTGCCCGAGATAGAACTCTTGTCTTAGATACACTAGAACAACTTAGTAAAGTTTATCTAGGAGTATTTTATGTTGATGGCAATGATGAACATAAAAATTATGCAGAAGATTTAACTACCAGCTACAATGAATTAGCGGAATTAATTGCTCCTATGGAGAATGTAATATATCTTCATGATAATGTTGTAGTTATGAATGGGATTGCAATACTAGCGACCAATGGCTGGTGGAGTTATGATTTTGATCCTAGTTTAGATTTAGAACAATCAGTAACCTGGGTCCAACACAAAGATAAAATTAGTCAAATGGCTGCGATAGGCATAAATGCAACGGCGTACCGTGATGCTGGATATCTAGCAAACAGTGTTGCCAAATTACAAACTTACCAAGATGTAAAGTCTATTATTATAGTTACACATACTGTACCAACGACAGAAATTATCAAGCATGACTTACAATTAGTAGATTCATGGAGATTTAATTCTATGGGTAATAGTCGTATTCAAGATGCAATAAAAGAAGATTGCGAAAATAAAATTAAACTATGGTGCTTTGGTCATTATCATAGACCGGTGGATACTGTCATAGATGGCATTAGATATGTGAGTAACCCTCGCGGGCGAGGAGATACTGAATTCTCACAGCCTACATATTATCCAAAAAGAATCACAGTAACAGTTTAATCTGTTTCTGGCTCTAATTTAACCTGTAAGGGCATGTTTGCTGAACGAGCAGAAATTGTAACTTCAATTCCTTTTTGTTCTGCAATTTCGTATGGCAATACTGCTACAATAGCAGAGCCTGCTTCATGGATATCTTGTGTAATTTTTACTGCGGTATCTGGCGTATAATCAAAAAAGTTCATTAATGACTCAACTACAAATTCCATAGTGGTTGCGTTATCATTCAAATAGATAACTTTAAATAATGAAGGTTCTTTAAGGTCGTGATTAATTTCAACACGGGTAATTACATCTTGTTGTGACATACAAATTCCTTTTTTGTTTAGTACGGGACACCATTATCCCGTACTGTATTTACTAAATTATATTATATTACGATTCGTAGGTAATAGCAATAGATTTAGGTTGAAGTGCTTCTGGAATATGGCGTTCTAACCTTACAGTTAAAATACCATTTTTTGAGAAAGCACTGGTGACTTCTACGTAATCAGCTAGACTAAAAGTACGCACAAAATTGCGGGCACTGATACCTTTATGAGAGTATTCATGTCCTTCTGGCAAATCTTTGTCAGCTTTTACACCTTTGACGATAAGAGTATTATCCTTAACTTCAACGTCAACTTCTCCTTCACCAAAGCCGGCAGTAGCTACTTGTACTTCAAAAGTATCTTCTCCAGTCTTAATGATGTTATATGGGGGATAGTTAGTGCTGTCATTACTGTGATGATCAATTTGATTGATAATGCGATTGAACAATTGATCTACGCCAATAGCGTTACGATAGAATGGATTGAGGTCCAGGGTAGTGATTTTTGTCATTGTTTTCTCCTTTAATTAAACGAAGTGACATATTGTAAGCCCGAGAATCGGCACCTACAATAGTATTTATTATACTATAAAATCATTAACTACTAATATTATTTGGTAAAATTAGTAGAATTTCTTAGGAAGTTCTTGGGCACGAAGTTTCTTTTTCCAACGACTTTTGGCTGCGCCCTTTTTTCTTTTTCTGGTAGTAGTAGGTTTTTCATAGGTCTCCCGCGCACGTAGCTCGTCTAATAGACCTGAGTCCTGTATCTTTTTCTTAAATTTTCTAAGTGCCTTTTCAACGTTTCCGTCATTGACAATTACTGTGTGTCCGTAAAGCTTCATTCATTCTCCCTTGCGAGTGTCTCGGGTTTATTTACTAGATTTGATGTAATCGCCACTGATAGTATACTTTGTTTACGATACTTTGGTAGATCAAACATGTGTGGAAGTAATATACGTTCTAGTTCAGTATGTAGTCCGCGGGCACCGGTCTTTGTACTAAGAGTACGTTCTGCTATTAAGTTAAGTGATTCTTTTTCAAAATTAAGTTCAACTCCATCTTGATTAAATAACCATTGGTATTGCCCCACGTAATTGTGCTTAACTTCAGTTAATATACTGACTAATTGTTCTTTAGTTAGCCCATGCAAACTTACCAAATTACTGAATCGTCCTACAAATTCTGGAATCATGCCATATTTTACTAGATCGTCTGGAGAAGCAATATTATTTGCCGATATCTCCGACTTAGCAATGTTAGCATTAAATCCCATTGATGTGCCTTGCAAACGGCTTTTTATAATTCCATCTAAACCAACAAAAGCGCCACCTGCAATGAATAAGATATTAGTTGTATCAATTTCAACTGTGGTTTCGCTGCGTCTTCCGCCGATTGGGCTAATTTTTATCTTAGTGCCCTCAATCAATTTCAGCAGTGCTTGCTGTACTCCTTCTCCAGATACATCTCTGCTTACAGTGGCACTTTCACCTTTTCTGGCAATTTTATCTACTTCATCAAGAAATATAATACCACGTTGAGTTCGCTCAATGTCTGAGTCAGCATTTTGGTATAGTCGTAAGATAACAGATTCAACATCATCGCCTACGTATCCGGCTTCAGTAAGAGTGGTAGCATCAGCAACAACAAACGGAACATTCAAATATTGTGCCACTGTACTAGCCAATAATGTTTTACCTGTCCCGGTAGGACCAACAATTAAAATATTGGCCTTGTCAATTTCATTACTAGCATTACCAATTCTTTTGTAATGGTTAGTGATCGCAACTGATAAAACTACTTTAGCAGCATCTTGGCCTATTACATGTTGATCAAGATATTCTTTAATATCTCGTGGATCAGGTACTTCTACTGAAGAAATAAGTTTTCCTGATCCTTGTTTATTTTTTATTAGTTTATCACAGCCTTCGACACAAGTATTGCAAATAGCGACATCTTCGCCCACGATAAATGTTCCTACTGAATTTTTATGTTTGCCGCAAAATGAACAGTGTTCAATTTTTTTCTCCGTCATACTATCCTAGATTTTTAGTATTGTTAAGCTTATTTAAAATACGTTCTCTTTCAATATCGCTTAACAAATCAGGATCATACTCACCTGACTCAATTTTTTCAATGAGATGATTAATGTAAGCATCATCATATACATAGCTATCGCTTAGATTTTTATTTACTTTAATCCAGTTGTTGCCGTTAAATTTGTAAAGCACACTAGGTAAGTTATCTACTCGTAAGAACATATCTCCCTTAATTGCTACCTTAGGAAATTCTATACCAAAGCCCTTTAATTCACCGGTGTTAGGATCATTATCTGCTTCAAGCCCTAGTTTAAGAGTAATCAATTCTCTGTCACTTAGATTTAGCTTGTCAATATGATCCATGTGATGCCATGGCAATTCTGTTATTAGTCCTTGATTGAATTGATCAATATATTCTTTGAATGTCTTGCCTGGATTCTCTGCTTTCCAAACTGCCATAGCATGTTTCTGTAGTAGATTGCCATGTGGCTCAATATCTCCAAATAGTTCTTGTTTCGCTTTTAATTTACCAATAGGCAAATCTTTACTTGCTACTTCTTTTATCTGTGTAACTTGTTCATCAGTTAATGGCCCTTCGTCTGGCTCATATTGCGGTTCTATCTCATCATAATACTCGGCAATTTTTTTGTTTATTTCTGTATGATCTACCGGAGTAGCAGTAACTGCAACTTGTTGTAGTTGTTCTGTAAGTTCATGGATTTTTGAGTTTGCATTCATTAGTTGGACAATTTTATCTTTATAATCCTGTTCAACTTCTTTAGACTCTTTAGCTACTACACCTATCTTATCTACTAGATTATTATTTTCCTGAGCAAGAGCTTGATTTTCATAGGCTAGATTTTTCAGCTGTTCTTCATACTTTGCTGTATCAATCTTAGGTTCTTCCTTTTTCTTTTTCTTTTCTCGTTCCCAACCAATACCCTTAGTGGCAGCTAACAACAAGGTTATCGCAAGTGGGTCAAATACTATAACAATCAATATGATTACCCATCGTACTGCTCGTTCTAACGCATTAACATCTGGATTATCGTCGTACACAAGAGCGGCAATATACTTAAGAGGACCTACTTCAGCTTCTACTTTACGTAAATCCTTTGCTATTACTGATTTCTCTTCGTTGAGTCTTGCAATTTCAACTTGCGCTTTGCTAATATCATCCGCAAGTTTCGCACGGTCCTTGGCTTGTTGCTGTCTAAGAGTATTGGCGTTTCTGGCACCTTGTTCATTTTTACTTCGTTCAAGGACTTGATCAACTGCACCATCCATTTGAGAAAGAACTTTACGTGCTGCACTAATGTTCTCCTTTTGAGTTTGAAGTTTAGTATCTACCAATTCAATTTGCGCCGCAATATCACCGGTCGGAACTGCTTGGTCAGAGTGTGCTTTAGACAAGAATCCAAATACCCCCATAGAAGTCATTACCATTAGAACAATAACAGCAAATGACAAATATAGCTTATACCTTAATTCAGCAACTAGCCAATATTTGTGTAACCATAATGTGGTTATAATTTTGCCAAACTCTAATGATCCACCAAGTATAACAATAGGCCAATAGGCAGCAGCAAATATAGCTGTTAGCCCTAAAATTGAATATACTGCTGCTGATATACTGATTACCAGAGCAGTTAGTAAAGTTATTAATCCAAATATCATTATGTATTTAGTTCCATGTTCTATGTACTTCTTCTACCCACTCTAGACCGTCATATTCAGCGACATTCCATTTAACTCCCGCGGGAACTTCTACAATCTTTAGAATAGCATGACTGCCATCAGCTTGTCTACCTAATTGGCGAACTACGTCAACTAATATAGGATCATCTCTAGCAATATCATTATCACGCCAAATATTTCCATTGACTTCGACCTGAGGACCGTACAATGACTCGGTATGTCTATCTGGACCTGGCACCAGTGTGTATGCAATTCCTGCTCGTTCTAAGTAAAGAAGTTTTGCTTCTTTACTTAATCCGAATCCACCGTGAACTTCATTGATTACAATGTACTGTATCCCACGCAGATGGCGGATAAGATCTTCATGTTCCGGATTTGTCATTTCTTTTAGTTGCCTTGCCAACAGTTATAATTGCGCCACGATAATACCAATCGCCGCCGATTTCATCATCGGGGCGGTTTACTACTTTTCTAAAACTTGTGCCCGGGCGATTCTTAGCATCCAGACTAAATTCATAGAATTCTTCTGGTGTCAGTACATATTCCTCAACCGGCCCAGATGCGGTAGCATCCGTATGTGCCAGTTCTAGTTGCTCAAAAATGTTAAACTTTCTTCGTTTTACTTTCATAATACTTCCTTTTATAATTTCTCACCGGGTTCAGTGCCACGGAATCTAACAAACCTTGGAAATCTAAGACTATAAGTACCGTCTTGATTTTGGGTAACAGCATCAGCTGCAATCTCAACTACATGACCCATGAGATTATCTTTGTTTAGCCAATACTCATCACGATTCTCATCAGTAAGACCTCCGCCTACATTAACCTTGATAGTCTTATTATCATCAACCCCTTCGCAGACTATCGCACCAAGTCTTCCCTCATTGCGGCCAGTTCCTTCTTCAAAGCCAATTATATTTAAGTCTACTGTGATAACAGGTTTCCACTTCATCCAAAAACTTGAACGTTTACATTCATATGGAGCATCAACATCTTTAATCATAATGCCTTCAAATCCTGCTACTACCGCATCATTTGCGTACCGTTTTAACTGATTGTGCCCCTCGCATGTATCAAGATCAACATTAATGCCATCCATAATATTAACGCAATTGGTATTATCAAATGCTGGACGCATCATTTCCAATAGCTCTAGCCGTTTGTGTTGTTGGGCATTCCAATATCCACGTTCAAAGTCATCTAATGGTATGTAATCAAATACATTATATACCATGTCAGTAGAGTCAACATTAGTTTTACGTTGAGCTTGCGTCATTAGTGCTTGGAAGCTGGTCCCAACAATTTCGCCATCTAGTACAAAACTCATTTTAATTTTATCCATATCCATAACAGACATAATAGCTTCCGCGATATGCGGAAAGTTATCAAACGGCTTGCCATTACGACTAAACAGTCGTACACTGGTTTTTGTTACTAATGCTAATACACGTACACCATCTAGCTTGACTTCAAGGCGTTTTTCGCCTTTCATTTTAGACACATTCTTATTTGAATCTGTTGCTAGCTGGCATTCAAATACAGGAATAGCCCATTCAGTTTTACCTAAAATTTTATTAAGTGTACGTTCAGTAATGCCACAGCGTAAGTCTTTGATCAATACTCGACGGCACAATTGATTCCATTCAATGGAATCAAACTGTTGACTCATATCTGCAATCGCATCGCGGGCGGTATGGCCTGTTAAACTGCGTGTACGTAGTCCTTCTAACATGGCCCAAAATTTAGGCCATGGATTAGGTTTGTCAACAAGTCCGTCTGTCTCAGGAACTTTTTTTACACCAAATACATAGTACGGATTGTATGCCTGATAGCAATTGAAAAGAAAACATTGAGCATTAGTTGAACCCAATTGTGCTGCCATCAATGCTTTTTCAATTACTGATTCCTTATGTAGTCTACCGTTGTCACTCTCAAGGTCTCTAATCCAGTCTGCTGCCAATTTAATTCCTTCAAAATGCTCTGCGCTATAATCTATATGTGTAGAGGTTGTGCTTGTATTCATGATTTTAATAACGCCCATGCTGTAGTTTTTTCTAAATCTTGTTGAAATTCTGGGTATACTTCGTGTAGTTTATCTTTGGGAATTTCAACATAACCTTTAGCATCTTTGCTACGGGCCAGTTTTCCCATTTCATAAGTGGTAGACTCAACTATTTTGCTCTGTAGCTTTTTGCCACGACGACCCCAGACCGTTAAAAACTTTCCGTGTCGATCTCCGGACAGTTGAATACAAACCCACACTTTATCGTGTTCACCGTCACTACACCATCCAATATATTTGTAGTTCATACATTACCAACTTGAGTTGTAAAATACTTTAAGGCCAAGAAAAACTTCTGCTTTGGCGGCTTTAATAAAATCTAAATCATTTTTTTTGTAAAAATCATCGGAACCATCACCAAAAAAGAATCCACTTGTCTTTGGCAAATTGCCAGCCTTAACATCAGCTTCTAACCTATCAAGGTCTTCCCATGTAAGTTCTAGTTCAACACCATTAAACATATACCCAGTCTCTTTATCGGCGCCTGGGTTTTTTTCTACCCATAGTCGTTCCATCCAACCATGTAAATTCGGGTGCTTTCTTCGGTATCCCAACTCGCGAGGTTTACTAAGTTTTGTTGGATCATCGTCTGCTTTTTCGTAATTTTCATCTTCGTAATATTCGTCATACGCACCAGCTTTTGCTGCGACATACATATACTGGTCAAGACCCATTATAACACCTTTACACGATTAAGTTGAGTGCAGTCATCACGGTGTGCTTTGACTGTGCCTTTGATTGTAACTATTGAGTTAGTATCTAATTCATGATTGTATGCAAATGATAATACCTTACGAGTATCAGTTGTAATAGCATGAACAAAAGTACAATTATATTGCTGACTGAACATTTTTTTAACAACTTCAATTTGGCATTGTACCTTGGCACCAACTTCAGCTAGTGGTGTAGTATCAGTGCCCCACATACGTTCTTCATGTACAACACCTGTACGATAACTACGAATTTGACTTGCAATTGTGGCAATTTCTAATTTATGTACTTCTAGTGCAAATTCTTCCATGCTAGCAGCTTTAGCTAAGTTAGCTTCAAAGCCAGACAGTGGACGCTTGATAGCAGTCATTAATGTACGACCTTTGTGCCAGTCACGGGCGAGTTTGCCGATTTCGTAGTCTGCTTCTGTGATGGCAGAGTTAACAACGGCTTTATCCAATTCACGATATATAATCGTGCGATTTGGCTCATGTGTGATCTCGCCATCTTTGTATTGAGTTTCTTTAAAGTAAAGTCCACCATTGATACGGTCAGCATAAGCAACAGTTGCCCATACCCGATCGGCCTGAACTAAATTAACAGTAATAGGAATTTTTTTGTTCACTGGTTTACGATATGCGAAAGACTTACTACGAGGTAGAAAATTATACATAACAACACCTAGTTAATTAATCATACAGCTATTATAACTAACAAGGAATTAATTGTCAAGCGTTAATTACTACCTTCAGCATGTGCTTTGTAACGTTTCCAATGTTGAATGTAATCTTGGGTAAACGTGCCTTCTTGCACAGATTCTACGAATTCTGTTAGTGGTCTACCCCAATCATAGCATAACTCATCTAATTTCGCTAGTGCTTCTGGAGTAATTTGTAATACTTCTGTTAGCCAATCTTCAATAGCAGCATAGTCGCCTATTCTGATAGCATTGGCATACCATGTAAGACGACTTGGAGATTTCAGAATTTGTTTACCTAGCTTTTCCAAATGAGCCCATATATGATCTCCCATCTGTAAAAACTCGTGATCGGCGTTTCTTGCACGTTCGTCCCGCGCATGAGCAGCAAGAGCATTTGGATTGGTAAGCTTACCCATCATGCTATCAAAATCTTTATCGCCTGTTGCTTCATCAACTTTTTCAGCACCTGGCTGCGCTACTGGAGTAGCTACTGGCTCAGGTTTTGGTTGAGCACGACGATTGCGTTTTGCCACAGCATTAGGATTTTGACTTAATGTACCTTTAACTTTACCACCACCTTGTGCCCGTGGAGTGTAGTTCTTTGCTAGATATGTGCCTTTATTAAAACTAGGGCTAGGACCAAATTCTTCTTTGCCAGAATGTGCTTGTCCCCATGAGTATCCTGCTTTGTGACCACTACAATCTTTAGTACACGGACTGCCCATAAAGTATAATTCTGTAATGAATTCGTTGGCCCTCATCCTAACAATTCCACTTTCGCAGTGATTTGTTAATTCTTGAATTTGGATCATGCGCTGTTTTAGCTGAAGTTCTAGATTTCTTCATACCCTTCATACGAGCGCAGAAACTTTTCCGGCGTTTGGCAGCTTTGCCACCGGGTTTTAATTTACTAGGTTTAGTAGTTACAGCTGTTTTTAATTTACTACCGGGGTGTTCTCTTCTGTATGAATTAACACCTTTTTGATTAAGCCCACCGTTTTTGTTTTTTCCAGATGATTTTTGCCATGCTGCTGTTTCAGATAGTAATTCACTATCAGACACAGTTTCAAATAAATCCCATATCGTATCAGAATCTAGCCCATGATGTTCAGCAATATCTTCCATCATTGCTTCAATCATATCAAACTGTTCGTTGGCGTATACTTCATCAATATCAGGATTACCAATTTGTTCTGCCACACTATTCAAATGATCATTGCATATAGTAATATAACTATACATCCATCCATCTAGTTCAACGCCTTGCTCTAATGCCTGTTGAATATGTAAAGCATTTTCAATAATAGATTTTATTTCGCCTCTAGCCATGCCATCTATCTGTTCATCTTCAGTCACATGCTTAGGCTTTTTATGATGTTTTTTCATATTAACCGCGATGGCTGCTTGTTGGGCTGCATTAGCCGCTTCCTCAACACCTTCTTTAGGAACACAATTAGGAACAGTTTTGCCCGCTTTCTTTTTGGTGCCGATGGCTTTATATCCTTTCCAACAAGGATTTTCAGTGCGTAGATTTTCAGTGATAAATTCGTTATATTTCATAATAATATTATTTATAAAAAAATCAAGTTGTTGGTGGCAACGGATATGGATATTGCGATTTGGTTAAAGTTGCTTCCGGTGGTGGTGGATTTGGATTAACCGGAACATTACTTGTAGTGGCAATTCCTGTGGTAGCAATATTAGACTGTCCTTGCCTCAATGCTGCCACCAGAGTTTGTCCTGTTAAATTAGTAAGATCAGCGACTGATTCTAGATATTGAAATGCTCCATTTGCAGCAGTATCTTGTCCGTATTGCGGCAATGATAGTACAAAACTATAAATTGGAGGATTACTATGTGGAGTTAAATTCGCAAAGTCAATGGTCGCGCTTTGTTGAACTTTCTTTTCAGTATTTAACTGAGTCATCATATTACCCCAATTTGAATTTAAACTGGTAGTTTGACTAGGATATGCAGCAATAATATTAGGTATAACATTTGAATTAACTGATGGAATAAGTCCATTTCCGCCTGTGCCAGCATTGGCATTAGCTTCTTGTCCAGAGAATGCAGCATTAATATTATCGTAAGTGCCAGCAGCTGGTCCAGTTATAATAGTAATAGGCCCCGTCGCAGGTCCATAAGTGCCATTTGCAGTAGCAGTCATATCGGTGTATATGTTTGCTAAATTAGACAAGTCCATTGAATTAACAAGTGTAACTACATTGTTAAAAGCAGAAGTCACAACGAACCCAGCAGCAATTCCCATACTATTATCAATAGTAAGTGTGCCATTTGGTCCTGAACCTATACCTAGCGTGTTAGAAATATTATTTGCCACAGCAGGATCCACTGCTGTTTTTTGAGCGTTGACTAATGGCAATCCATAATTAGTTTGTACATTACTAACAGCATTAGCTAATCTAGGTAAATTTAAGGAAGAAATATTTGTAATTTGCTGAAGCGCAGTAGATAATGCCTTGTTAGCTAATGCTTGATCAGGAGGAATTATTTGACTTAATTTATCTAATGCGGTCATGATATTGTACTCAATGCGATATTTGGCAAGTACTGTTGCATAGTAGCGTTAACAGTGCCAGTAGGATTTACATAGATGTTTTGCTTAACGCCATTAGTTCCTGTAAATGTTAATGTTTGGAAACTTGTCGGAAATATTTTGTATGGATTTAATAAATCAGCCATAGTAGTAATATTAGGAGTTGTAACACCTAATACTTGTAATATTTCAGTTAATGCGGCGCCTTTTATTTGTGTCATTGCAGTATACATGGCTTTTTGATCTGCAGTTGATGCGACAACATCTGGCGATGATATATTAATTACAACATCTAAACTAACTCCGGCATTTGAGAAAGCTAATGTAAGATCAGGCGTAACTCCGCCTAGCGATGCCAATTGTTGCACTAGTGCTAATGGCGTTCCTAATTCTGGCAGAGTTTTGAGATTAATTAATCCACCTAGCTTAGCAAGATCATTGCCCCATTGTTCAGTACATACATTAACGCTGGTAATTCCACCGCTAACCATGTTATCAGCATTTGTGTAAGTGCCTGCTAGATAATTTTGACTGTTAACAGCTGAATTTACAAAGCTGTTAGTGATACCATTGTAGCCAACTAGCGCACCAAATCCCTGGCAAAATATACTTAAATCTTTGCCTGCACCAGTGGCATTTTGACCCATGTAAGAATAGCCTGTTTCTAACAACAGACTTGAGAATAATACATTGCCAGGATAAACTATATTGCCAGTATGTGGCGGGATACTATCACCAAGTGCAGCACATGTATTTGACCCTAGTGTATATAATTCTAATAATATAGGTTGAGATAATTCTGGTACAATACTAGCAGCTGCTATCGCTTCACTTAACGCTAACATATACGGCAAATTGTTAAATGTATTTACATTAGATATAAATTGAGCATTAACGCTTATGCCTTGATTATTCAGTAATCCAGAGGTAACAGTTAATTGAAATGGCGTTAATAAACTAGGAGCCTGTGCCATTATCCTATCCTAACATTTGGACTGGCATTTACTCTAGAGTGTCCGCAACTATCAACATCTGATGCACTTACTACCGGTTGCCCTCCCGCGCGTACGGAAGAAGATCCTGCAACTGTTCGAGCATTAGTATGTGGCGGTTTATTATTAGGATGTGGAGTAACGCTAGCGCCATTCACTACAATTGGAATACCGTTAACTCGTACAGAGCTAACTCCGCCCATAGGAACACCACCGCATGAATTCGGGTCTGTCATTCTTACAACTCCACCTGCCATATATTATCCTAAAATAAGTTTTTTGCTTGGAATGTCAATTCCTGTAGTAACTTTAATGTAACGCTGTTTAATACTGTCTTCAGTTTCAGCAAACATTGCAATGTGCTTAATATTTAGTGATACTTTTGTCCCTGGTTCTGAAGTAAAAATCCCTTGCATTAACGCTGGCCCTTGTGGGCTAGGTGCTACTGCCAATGGTTCTGTGATATAGATATAGTCGGTATCTGAACTTAATACTTTTGTGACTATTTCTTCACCTGATGCCATTTTAAATGTATATACTTCGTTGTCTTTAATTTCCATATTATCCTTTTAATTCTGTCCAAAATTCTTCTGGCTTACTAGCCAATCCTTGGTACCCACCTTGAATTAATGTTGTGTCATTAAAAATCTGCGGCACACTACGCAATCCTTGCTCGACCAAGTAGTCACGAGCTTCTGTGCGAACACTTACATTTACTGTGGTATATTCAATGCCTTTGCTTTCTAATAATGCTTTGGCACGATCACAAAACGGGCAATCGTCTTTGGTATAAACTGTTATCATATTATTCCTTATAACGTTGTATTTTAGCACAATATTTAGTGGATTACTAGTAGTGCTTGACAATTATCTAATAAATAAATTAAACGGAGAAATACATGCCTATCAATTCATCACAATTAGCCTACTTTACAAACCTTAACACCACTCAATTATTAGATATGGTTGCCCAGTCAGGCGGACAACCTACTACTTTCATTTCAGCTAAATTCATGGAAGTAACTAATCCATCGCTTCCAGCATACACCTTTACCTATAGCGTCTATGTTAATTCAGTTGATCACAATCTTGTGCTGGTAACTTACGACTCGGATGCGGATACTACCACAGCAGTTTTAGTTTAATCCTGTACTTGACAAATAGATAAATTCACACTATAATTACTCCATAATAAACAATCTGGAGTAATGATGGGTGGTAACGTATTTGCTGACAAGACAGCACCAATTCTTAGAGAAAATATTCTTCCTACGCTAACAGCATACTTTGCCGAGTTAGAGAATCTATTCCCACATCAAGTAATTTTTAATATCCATTATTTTGAAACTTTAGGCTCGGTTGGTAAGAAACCAGTTTCCGGTGATATTGATCTAGGTATTAGCAATCATTATATTTTTGATGTACATAACGACAATTTACCAAATCAATTAAAATCATGGAACCTTACTGTTCCTGAGTTCGAACAAACATTCACATTGTTAAAGAGCCGAGCAAAAACAGCATCAGATGATCAATTGCGTATGAAGGCATTTTTACTAAACCTTGTTCGCTATATCAATCTACACGCTCCCAATATTCATTGTGATGAAAAGAAAGTAACAGACAGCAGCATTTTTGGATACTATCCACAAAAAGATTTGAATGGTGATGATACAGGAGAATGCGTTCAGATTGATTGGATGATTGGCAACCTAGACTGGATACGGTTCAGTTACTATTCGGCAGCGTATCCAGATGATTCTAATGTAAAAGGTCTACATCGCACACAGCTAATGTTGTCTGCGTTCCAAGTTGCTGACTTATCATTTAGTCATGGCATTGGCGTTAGAGACAAAACTACTAAAGAATGGTTAGCAAAAGATCCAGTACAAGCATTAACCATTCTCAATGAACGTTTAGGCACTACGCTTACTACGGATATTGTCGCAGATTATTATGTTCTTGGTGAAACTCTGGCTAAACAATTAGATTCTGAAAAGTACAGTAGGATGCTTGATACATATTTCAAGATTTTAGATTCTACTAGAGCAGACATTCCTGATAACTTACAAGAGGAATGGATTGGCCGTAAGGATCGTTTAGTATTAACAGGAAAATTTTTACCAGAAGATTCTAAATTAAAGGTGGTATTATGAGCGGAGTAGCAGGAGCAGAAAGAGTCAGAAGTCGTCTAGACTATGCACAATTTACGAGAAGCTATTCAAAACTCATTTATCAGTTTTGTGAAGATGCTATGCTGTATCCTACCGGTAGTTATATTTCTGATAAATCTAAACAGACATTTGGTGATATAGATTTAGTGACTTATATTCCCACTATGCTTACTAAGACCACTCTTAAAAAGTCGTTGGTTGAATTTTTCCATAGTCAATCTGAAAATATCATTGTACCATTTAGTAATCTTAAATATTTAGGTCGGCGTACATACAACTCAGGGGAGATTGTAACTGTAAGATACTATGATAATGAATTAGGATATTCAGTACAGATTGATAATATTATTGCGACAAATAATAATGAAGCCGGCTTTAAACAAAGTTTTTTAAATATGCCAGCATCAATCCAAGGACTAGTTTTAGGATTAGTCAAAGTTGCCGTATTAGAAACTCCTGAAGACAAACTCTTTACCAGACTCGGAATTGCTGATCCAGGAGTATTAGGCCAAGATCAAGAGTACGAATTTAATTTATCTAGCAGTGAACTACAGTTAAGACGAGTACAGTATGAACCAGGTACATACAAACAAGTTAGTAGAGAAATACTATGGACTTCTACACAATTCTATAATATCCCTTGTCTGTTATACCAATACAATTTTGATTGTAGTTTTGTTAATTTGATTTCGCAAATCAATAATACAATTAAAAATCCGCGCAGTAGAGAACGGATTAAAGGGTTGTTCGCATCTATGATCTCAGTTAAGTCCGGTGAAGTAGGTACAGAGAAAGGTTATGAAAAAGAACAGGCATTGCTATTAGTTAAAGAAGCATTAATATAGTAAATACAGTTGCAATATTGCATTTTTGTTACAAGGAAAAATCATGAAACAAAATAAATTAATTACTAAATTATACCAAGCCTGTCTTGATCACGACGATAAAAAAATTGCGGAACTTCGTAAAGAAGAATTCCGCAAGATTGTCAAACATAAAGCTGAAGGCAAATCTTTCAGCGCAAAGTGGACTACAGTTCGTATTTAAAGACTGGGCAACTCATCGTAATCTAGAGTATCTCCCATAACTCCAATAACATAGTTTGTACTTTCGGTTTCTTGTAATGCAGATTGTTTATTGCTTACATTTACATGTTTGTTAAACCATGGGATTGGTGTAGTTCTTGGTGCTGTACCTTGATACTTGATACCAATTTCCTTTAGTGCTGCTACAGCAGTAAAGTCAACAAATTCTTTAAGAATATTAGCGTTAAGACCTATGACTGGACCCTTGTTGAACAAGTAATCCGCCCATTCTTTTTCTTCACGAATAACATCCTGATATATTTGATATACTTCGGCTTCGCATTCACCCTTGATACTGGCAAATCTGGCATCTTCCTTAACAACTTGATTGATAATCCAAGCTGTCCATTCCTTGTGTAAGATTTCGTCTTGTAAAATTAAGCCGATAATATTACCGTTGCCAATAAAGATACGATTCTCAACCATTGCCAAACTTGTGGCAAATGAAACCATGAAACGGAATGCCTCAAGTGCGTAGCTAGCATGTAGAGCCAACCAAATTGCTTTGATGTGTTCTCGTTCATCAACCGCATATCCGTTATCATTTAGTTCTTTGCGACAATTTAATCTGTGTAGATAGTCGTAGTATTTTCCAATACTTGCCGCCATGCCAATAATTTCTTGTGTATCATGAATTGTGTTAAAGACATCCTTTGGCACATTGTAGATATTACGAATAATATGGCTATACGAACGACTATGGATATTTGTTTCAAAAAATCCCCAGTTATACATCAGTGCTTCAAGTTCTGGAATAGAACATACAGGCGTAAACACTTGTGTGGGACCGCGACCCTGTACGCTATCCAATGCTGTTTGTCGTAACAAGTTACTTGTAAAGATATGCTTAACAGTATCGCTTGCGTCTTTGAAATCTCCTGCATCTTTAGTTAACGAAATTTCCTCTGGAACCCAAAAGAATCCTCTAGCTTCAGCATCAAATTTTGTTAGTTTAGGATAACGAACCTCCTCAAATCGTTGCACAGTAACAGGTCCAGCTGGATCCAAAAACATTTTACGACTAAGATAGTCTGTTTTTGTACTTAAGTTATATTGGGCTATACTCATTAATATTTTCCTGATGCAAGTACTATCTTGCAAATATGTTCTAATCTTTCTATATGTTCATAGGCTCGCCATGGAGTGGTATCAATAGCAACTACTCCATGTCCCTTAATGCCTACTATGTCATATGCTATATTGCCATGTTTGTCTAATTGTAAATTTTTATGACATTCATCAGCAAGTTCTTGACTGATAGGAGCTACATCTCCCACATTTGGTGCTACTTTAGTATATCGATTTAATTCTGGAAATGAATCACTGATAGTACTTAAATCTATTCCGGCATGCATGGCTGCAATACAGTAAGTAGGATGTACGTGTACTATTACACGAACTTCATTCGTATTCTGTCCCATTTCTTTTTGTAATCCAAAATGTAATGGAATCTCTCCGCTAGGAATTAAATTTTTACTTATATCGGTGTATTCCATATCACGCCAACCATAGTTGTACGATCCTACCCCAACTCCACTATTGATCCATTTTTCAATTTTAATTTTCTTAAACTGATCAGGTTGTAGCGTTTGCTTACGCACTCCACTTGGTGTAATGTAAAAGTGATCACGGTCATGATGCCGAATGCTAACATTACCATCACGGCTGGTAATCCAATTACGCTTATATGCGTCTATCATAATATCACATATTGTTTCTAACATTATCTATCCTCAAAGTTTGCAGGATTCGCATGATTCTTCATCATCAAAATCAATCTGTTCAAGTAGCATATCTGGCAATGGACCGTCTGATTTGGACTTTGATCCTTGTTTGTTAATCAAACTGTAGTATAATGTTTTCAATCCCCAGTAATGAGCCAACATTAAATTTTTAGCAATTAAGGTAGCTGGAACTTTACGACCCTCATAGTGTGCTGGATTATAAAACGTGTTGGTACTAATACTTTGATCCACATACGCTGCAAGTACAGCCATGGTCTTCAAGTATCCCACACAGTCAGTTTGTTCCCACATTAGTTGATACTTAGCCTTGAGTTTATTGTATTCAGGTACCACTTGGATTAAACTTCCAGCTTTTGATTCCTTGACTGTAATCAAGCTCATGGGCATTTCACCACCGTTGGTGCTGTTGATTACTACCGAACTAGACTCGACTGGAGCAATTGCCGTCACAGTGGCATTACGTACACCAGATACGATCATGCGTTCGCGCAATGGTTCCCAAGGAAGTTCTGCGGTAAAGTCTGTGAGTTCGTTAACTCCAGCAGCACGTAATTCCCAAGGAAACTTACCTTGTCCGTAGCGTGTTTGATCGCTGCTCAGGCACTTACCACGCTCTTCTGCCAGCTCTACACTGGCTTCTGTTAGGTAAAATGCCTGATGTTCCATCCAAGATTTAACTTCTGCTAATGCATCCTGCTCGCCATACTTAAGGCCACGCTTGGCGTGCCAGTATGCTAAGTTAGTGATACCAATACCTAGTGGGCGTATTTCATCGTTGCTTAATTTACTTTGGATTGACAAGAAGTCTTGATAGTCCAGAATATTGTTTAGGCTGCGATGTAGTATGCGAGCAGCACGGCGCATATCTTCTGGATTACGGAAAGCGCCCCAGTTAAGGCTACCAAGTGTACATAAACTAATCCTCGCGGCATCTTCATCCACCTCATAATACTCATATTCATCATCTGTATCTTCGGGTAGATATTCTATTTCTTCATATAATTTGTTCATATTCTCTTTCCGTATTTTGTGATTAGGTAATAACTTTTACCTGTGGTTTCTTTTGCTTCTGCAATACTATCATATACAATACCATCATACTCAATTTTTACTGCTTCGTGATGGTCGCCGCCCTTGACCGCTACCTCTTTTAGTTGCTGACTTCTTTCTTCTTTAGTCATAAACACGTACTCTGCCGGTTCATATACTACATCACGCTTGTTGGTTAATTTTTTACATTTATAACCTTTGTACATACTCTTTCTACCACGAGCCACAGCACTCATGGCGCTGGCATTTAATTTATGTTGGCGACAGAATTCAAGCATGTTGGTAATCAACAAAACTTCGCTAGCAGGAGTAGTAACTTCCCAATCATCTGCTAATTTAAGTTTTTGTTCATCCTTCATTTGTTTACCTTTATTATTGATTATCAAATCTCCAGAAGCAAATCTCTTTTTCTTAGAAGCAGATATTTTAGGGCCATTACCACAATCACCTCCACCAGCATTAGGAGCGATGTTGTAATATATTGGACTTTTAGCACACCCAAACATATCTAAGTAATGTTGCTCTCTTATCAAAATATCTTCTTCTTTTTCAATATATTCTACAATGACTCTTTCAAAATTCTCAATACCATATTTGTTTCTGGCATTTTCAAAGCGTTTTCCACTTCCTGTATATCCATCGTCTATAGTACCTTTATGTGATCCTATGTACTTCATACCATCTAACTTGTTTGTCCATTCATATATAAAACCCGAGTAGTTCATATGTGCCTCCTGTACATTTATTTATCATTACTCTGTACTTTAGGCACATTTAACTATTTCAGTTTCTTCAGTTTAACAAATTGCTCTGGTTTGTTTAGTAAAAAGTCACTTGCTACTTCTTTTTTAACCTTAATAAACTTCTTCTTTGTAGTACCCATTGCAACAGTTGGCAACAAAATCTCCATGCAAAGATTGCTTTGATATATGGTATGGAATTCAGGATCAAACGGTCCTTGATTCTGAACATTGTCAGTAAACATAAGATAGATACGACCAGTATCTGTGCGTTCTTTTAATATGCCGCCCTTGAATACATCTTCAGCGGCCATAGTTTTAGTTTTTAAACCTTTCTTCTTTTCATACTTAACATAAAGTTCTTCAAATTTAGCAGTATTGCTATAGAAAGCTTCATATAAATCAGGTACTTCATTTGGATCAAAGAAGGTTATATTTTCTTTGTTCTTAAATCGTTTCCAGAAAAATGCTGATAACACAACACCATAATCCATAAAGCGCACACGAGTTTCGTCAGTGCCTTGATTATTTTTTAAAACAATAAGATCATCAAATTGATAATGCCATATAGGATAGAAAACTGTAGCACTTGCATTTCTGATACCGCCTTGACTACAACTACGCAGATCGCCAAACCATTTCTTTAAAAATGGAATCATCCCTGTATGCGTTACTTCGCCACCTCGAATGGGTGCGCCTAGTGGACGTAATCTACCTATCTCAAGACCTATGCCGGCACGTTTGGCGGCATACTTGGCCATCATTTCCCCAGACGCAAAAATGCTGTCGAGGTTATCATCGCTACGGATAAGAACGCAAGATGAGAATTGTTTTGTAGGAGTGCCCAGACCAGCGAGCACAGGAGTAGCAAGAGTAAAGAGACCGTCTGATGCGGCATTATAATATTCCTTAATGTAACGCATACGAGCCGAGTTAGGCTCTTCTTTGTGAAATACAGTGGCTGCAGCTACAATATAGCGAACCTGTGGCGTTTCGTAAATTTCTTTAGTAGCACGATTTTTAACAAGATACTTTTCAATAAGCTGTTCGATTGCAGCATAGCCATACTGCTCATCTTTTGAATGATCAATAATATCATTCATTCGATTCCAGTCTTCTTCAGTATACCATTCTAATAGTTCTTGAGTATAAAATCCTGAAGCAACATTTTTCTTTACGATTTCATATAAATGTGGCGGTTCATATGTGCCATATACTGTTTTTCTAAGCATTGACAGTCGCTGCTTTCCAGCAACATACTGATAGTTAGTGTGTCCTACATCTGGATTTGATCCTACATCAATCAAATCTACTATAGCTCGTAGAGTAATACTGTCAATATCTTCTGTAGTTATGCCATCATAAAAATGTAACTGCGCTTTAATCTCAACCATTGACTGGCTAACATCAGCAATGCCTTTACAAATTTTTGCTATTTGAGCTTGCCATTTTTCTATTTGGAGAGGCTCTCTATCTCCATTACGTTTTACAACTGTAATCTTTGTCATTCTTTCTCTTTTTGTATTGTGTACTACTTATACTACTATATACTGGGCTGTATAAAACGATGTTTGATGCTGTGCGGCAAATGATTATTTACTACAACATCAGTGTCCCAATTAAGCGTATATTTTTCTTCATTAACTAAGACTAAATTACGACTGTCCTCAGTTAAAACCAGCTCTGCAGATGTTAAATCTGCATGATCCAGTAAAGTTATAGTATACAGTATTCCTAGCCCTCTGGCAACATCACAGTAGATATTATCACTCAAAAGTTGCCATGGATCTGGCCATTTTGCCATATCGTCCCAGTGTAAATAATATCCCGTCCATGGCGCTTGGTACCACCATGAATTAACTGTTTGAAGGATTTGTTCTAGCGGCATAGATTGAACTTCTTTGCGAAGTTCAGCCCATGCGCCTAGTCTACTAGCAAAATCTTTGTGCCACATTAATTGAAATAGCTGATTGAATAACTCATTTGAGATGTATAGCCCGTTGTAGAACTATACAAAATTGAAACCACAGATCCAACTTGTGATGCTGATAAAATAATTCCAAGATTACTATTTTCAACATAATCATCACTATAGTTAAGAACCGTGCCGCTTGCCAATACAAACGATCCAGATCTATATTCTGTATTATTAAGTACAATTGAATAGTCTATTTTAAAACTTGGACCTGTTGTTGCTGTATCTATAGTGAAAGCTGTTTCTTCTGAACCTTCTGGTACACTTGCCGCCAATGATACTATTAATCCAGACTGAACTGTCTTAGTACCTAACTGTATTTGTGACCCATTCGTGGTTGCAATACTTACCGACGTACCTAAAGATATGCGAGGATATTGTGTAGCAAAAGCGTCGGATCGCTCAAACATGTCACCCACACTGGCATTATTATTGCCAGTAATGTTAATTATTGACTGTTGCGGACTTGATATACCTAAAAAATGATTGGCAACATTATAAAAAATATTGTATCCGCTTATGTTAAGAGATACGTCTCCTATATTAATGCCAAAGCTATAAATGTTATCAAACACATTGTTAGTAATTCGTGTTCCAGATGGGCCATCATTGACTATAACACCTGATCCCAAAGCAATACCTTGATACAAGATATTAAAATTACTGTTAGTAACTACCACGCCATTAGTAGCATCGTTTGTATTAACGCCGTATGTTGTGCCACTAAATCTACATCCATCAAATAAAATGCCTGATGTAGTTACCATTTGGCTTTCTAATAATACACATGATGTATTAGCTGTATCAGATGTCAATGTTCCAGTAGTCCCTACGCCATAAAATCCAACACTACGAAATTCACTGTTAGTAACCGATTGTGCTAAAAATACATTCATTGTATCATCAAGACTTTGGAAAGCCATGTTGATAATATTAATATCAGTAGGAGGAATTGCACCTCCATTACCAATATTAGCTCCTGTTTGTTGTAAACTATCAGCAGTTTGTGCTACACACATTGTGTCAGCAGCACTTCCAGATGCCACTAGTTGAATAATAGAATTGTCAGGGCCTTCGCCATATAATGTAGCATACGGCGGAATATTAATAGTTCCAGAAACTACATAAACACCAGCTGGAAAGAATAAACTACGGCGAACTTGTGGATTAGATTGAATGCAATATAATTGATTTAGCGCACGATTAATCGCGGCAGTATCGTCAGTTAATCCGTCACCTTTTGCTCCAAAATCTAATACAGAAGCGAATTGATCTAGCCAATTTTGTAAACTCAGTGTCACAGGAGTACCAGAGGTGGGGCCAGTTTGTACTGTATATCCCGCTGCTGTTCCTTTGTATGTGTAACTAGCAGCTAAGTTTAAAATGTCCGAAAATTCTGTTAAAATTTCAGTATTTCCAATAACAGGAGCACCTTCTGCTAAGGTGCCATTACCTATATATAACTGACGGGTATCTGTAGACCAACCTAACTCGGCACCTGCCAATTGCGGTAAATCTATGTTTAATCCCAAACGATTTGTGATTTGTGAAATTTGGACGATTGCCATTACTTGGTTCCTTAATATCAAGTATTTAGCTAATCATGTAGTAGAGTTCTAAACGTTTCCACCACTCTTGTTCCCACTTATCAAAGTCTTTGGGCTCTAATATAAATTCTTGGTATTGCGGACGATCAGTAGGTTCCATAGTGGTAGGATCTACTGTGGGTTTTACACACATTAGAACAACACCCTTGCGAATTTTTGTTCCATAAACCTCATTGTGAGCTAATGCATACGCAACTAATTGTAGAAAATAGTCATCAATCCACTCTATTTTCTTTGGTTTGTTTGTCTGTTTATAATCAAGTATGCTTTCTTCGCCAAGGTGCATGCCACACCCGTCAGTGGTGCCGGCGTATAATTGAGGAAAATATAATGGAATCTCTACACCCCATATTTCATTGACATTTTTAAGACCGTCTTCTATGACAGTCTGTGCCATTTTGTGACTAGCCCAGCTGTAAGGATTTGATCCTCGTTCGCTTATTACACCATTGCGTATGTAATCTTCAAGATATTTGTGCATTCTGGTGCCTCGATTGGCAGCTTCTGTTGTGATAGCTTGTGCTCGTTCTGCGCCGACTGAATTGCGCCAGTTTTGTAAGGATTGCTTTTTTTCTTCGGGCTGAGTAGCACCTAGAATAGTAGTTACTGAAGGAACACGGCGTCCATCTGGTGTTTGATACAAACGTTTTCCAGCTTCAGTGGTACGTGATAAGTCTTTATAATCAAATTTAGGTATATACATTACACTAGTTTAACTTAGTACTGCACAAATATCAAGTTAAATGGTAAATGATTCTCCGCAACCGCACCGGGCTGCTTCTTTTGGATTGATAAAATCAAATCCTTCATTAAGACCCTTACGAACATAATCAATCTCAAGTCCGTCAATATAAACTAAATCTTTTTGAGTTACCCAAACCTTGGCGCCTTCACCAATATCATATTCTACCCAATCCCACGTACATGGAACTTGATCTACATATTCAAGTACATATGCAAGTCCACTACATCCGGTAGTTTTAACACCAACTTTGATGCCTTGACCATGCCCTCGTTTAGCAATATTGCTAATTATTTTCTTTGCTGCTGTTTCTGTTATTGTTATCATTATAGTTTTTCTATTAGTTCAGAAATTTCCTTAGACAATTCTTCTTTAAGTATCGCTAAACGAAGTTTAGCATTACATTGCTTCATGGGAAATTCACTGCGAGTTGCGGGAGCAACATTACAAATTTCGTTAACTAAGTATTGAAACCTAGTGTCTAGTGCTTTTTTTTCTTTTACATCCATTATTTTTTCGCTTTTTTAACTGCCATTTGAAACTTTAAATCGCTTACGTAGTCCTTAAACACTTTGCCATCTAGATGATCTATCTCATGCAGGAAACATTTAGCGTCAATCTCACTGAATACTGTACTATGTTCAGCACCTTTTATATCTCTCCAACGAGCATATACATATTTGGATCTAGCGACAGTAAGATCTATCTTAGGAAAACTTAGACACCCTTCTCTGTGCTCCCAAAGATCTTCTGATAATTTGTTTATATCTGGATTTACTAACACTAATTGTTGGCCTGCGTATACACCGTTCTGCACATTCATTGCAATAACTCGGTATGAGATACCTATTTGATTAGCAGCAAGTCCTAATGCCATCTGACTATTCATAGTGTCAAGAAGATCTTGACTTATGTTTTCAACAGGAGGGTTACTGAAGTCCCACGGTTGGCATGGTTTTAGTAGAATCGGATCTGGCCACTTCAGTATTTTGTGTATCATGTTTGCTTATATAATCTTTAATAAACTTGTCTACATCATTTTCCCAGATAACAGTTACAGCATATCCCATAGATTCAAAATATTCAAGTCTTATTTTATCTTTTAGCCATATCTCTTCTGCTGTCATTTTTAACTGGGAATGATAATATTCTTTACTATATTTTTTTGGGTTACAATGCCAATAATCTCCGTAAACCTCAATAATATGATGTGTATCATAGTTTATATAATCTGGTTTAAAATTGCCAAACTTAACATTATATGAATAGTTTTCTAGTAGTGGCTGTAATCTTTTTTCAACCTTACTTCTAGAAGAAGTTTTTGCCAAACTCCATGTATTTGTGATTCCGTATTTTTCAAGGATAGTTTTTTCACATTTTAAGTAATACTCTTCTTTATGAGTTTTTCCATAAAATGGTTGCTGTATTTTTGGTAAACCTTTATTCCATGCTTCCTGAACTCCAATCTTTCCTTTGTTCCAAGGCTCATTTCCTTTCATTGCTATTGATAGATTTTTTATCCATTCCTCGCGATTCTTTTCTCTAGTTGCGAATCTGTCAGCGTTAAATGACCTGCTAGCCTTCATTTCTGGATTTCTTTGCCAATGAAGTTTAGCAGAACAAGACTTTGAACAGCATTCTAACCCAGATTTTTTGACTAAGTTACCACACACGAGGCATGGTTTATGACCTTTTTGATAACCTGTTTTGTTATCTTTTCTGAGATTTGTTCTGCAACCACAATTACATGTATTCATGAACTTATTTATCAAAGTTCATTGCTCTATGTTATTTTTCTTTTTGTAGTCCGCGATTGCAGCAGCAATGGCATCAGATGCTAAAATAGAACAATGGATTTTAACGGGCGGAAGTGCCAATTCCGTGGCAATGTCTGTATTTCTAATTCGTCCAGCATCTTCAAGAGATTTTCCTTTGACCCACTCAGTGACCAACGAGGAGCTTGCGATTGCTGATCCGCACCCATATGTTTTAAATCTTGCATCCGTGATAATGCCATCTTTAACCTTTATCTGTAACTTCATCACGTCACCACAAGCAGGTGCGCCCACCATGCCAGTGCCAACGTTATCTTCGTCTTTAGCAAAGGACCCTACGTTGCGCGGGTTCTCATAATGGTCTAAAACTTTTTCGCTATAAGCCATACCAGTTTTCTATTTGCCTTTGATTAAATCAGTTAGTTTTGCTTGGATGCTTTTAGCAAAATCTGGTTGTGGGAAATTCCATCCAATAAATGCTCCTACTGCAAGCCATAATAGTGTTTCAAACATGATAAATCTCCTTTTGTGGTATTACTTATACTTGATTAATTCGGCACTAATACAGTAACATAACAATTACAGTTGTTGTCTAACATTTGTTCATGATGATAGCCAGCTGGTGCGGCTGGCGGAGATGTATATACCGATCCAGGTTGAACATAAACTGGGGCAGGCTGCACGTACACTGGTGCGGGTGCGGGAGAGTAATATGGAGATGCTAATGCAGCACCAACTACACCGCCGACAATTAATCCACCAATAGCTGGTGCAATCCAGTTGTTGTTATATCCACCACGATAGTTGTTGTTGTATCCGCCGCGATATCCATTATAACCACCATGATATCCATTACCACCGCGATTCCATGCGTATGATGGTGCTGCACTGATACATGATATTGTCACTAATAATGTTAAAATAATTTTTTTCATTTCGTAACTCTGTTAGTTAAGTTGCTATGTTAATTGTACTTAGTTTTAAGTTAAATGTCAACAGATTAGTTTAATTTTTTGCCAAACCCTTTTTTCGCAGCGGCTTTGGCATTTGCAGCTACTATTGTTTCTGAGTCCATAGGATCTTGGCCAGCTTCTGGTGCTGCTTCTTCATTCCCAACAAACTTAATTATATCTGGACTGGCGGGATCAATTGGTAGTAATAGTTTACTCAATGGTTCTTGAGAGATTAATTGAGATAGATTACCTTGTGGACCATCGGTGACATTAACACCAAGGCGTTGAGCTAGCTCAATAAACGCTTTGGTAGATATTTGTTTTTTTGAATCATTGTCATCAGCAATTCCAGATAAGAATTGCGCCAATGCTCCTAATTTACTAGTATCTACCTTCTCAGTATTTTCTACTTCAAAAATTAACATTAGCGTTTAGCACGACCTAGGCCGGCGCCATCCATATTAGGATCATCCATTTCAGGATCATCAAGACCTGGCTCAGCATCCATTTCAGGATCATCAAGACCTGGCTCAGCATCCAACCCTGGCTCAGCACCTAATCCTGATTCTTCACCGGGAGCGGCTGCTGATTGCTCGCCTGTTACAACACCAAGGGCACGATCCATTTCAAGCTTAGCTGCTTGTACAGTTTGAACTAAGTTAGCAAGTACCTTTGTTACATCAGCGTTAAATTGCATAGCTTGATCAACGCCGATTTGATTTTGCATTTCGCTAACCAGTGGGGGTAAAGTCTTGAATTGCATAGTAGAAACTTCTTCTAGCATTGTCTGAATGTCATCAACCATAGCTTTGGCTGCAATAACAACCTGAGCTTGCTGAACTTCTGATTCACGTAGTAAACGATACAATTGGCGGCGCATTGTTTTGCTTTCTGTTTGCAATGCAGCTTGAGCAACTAATTGTTGATCGGCTGTAGTCAATGCTTGGCCAGATGTGCTTTTTTGAACAGCTGCTTTGACCTTAGGATCTTTAAACTTAGTGTTTATTAACTGTTGTGTTTTTTGTTTGGCAGCAGCATCACCAGCTGCTACGTTAGCATTAGGAGTAGCCTGAGCATTTTGAGCTGCATTTTGTGCTGTATTTTGATTAGCTCCAGCGGCATCACCAATGCCAATAGTAGCTGTTTCTTTTACTTTTGCTTTTAAAACACGCTCCAGCATCATCAACTTTAAATAAGTTGGATTCTTTTCACTGCTATGAAAAGCCGGTGTAGAACGATGCTCAGTCACTAGCTTCTGTACTTTAGAAAGCATAGTACGAGCTTGTCGTGGGGAAATTACATCGACATTAATATTGTCTCCGAAATAACTCTCATATACCTTAGCGGCTTGTTTTGATGGCTTGGTCGCGGCCAGTTCGAACATTTTCATTGTTAAATCCTTTTTGTTGATAGTATTTAGCGTAGTTGACACATTTGTTTAATTGTTGCTCAACCTGCTTTTTATGGATAATTTTGGTCTCTAACTTAGTTTCTACGGTTTCACGAAATATAAAGTTTTTACTACGTTCCGCCACACTTACCCGTGTTGTAATATCATTAGATAAAGATCTTAATTTATTATCCAAAATTAAGATATCTCGTGCTAAATTATAGTTAGAAAACTTTGAAGCTATACACCAGCTTAATGCTGTTTTTGTGCTACTAAACATACCCATATTAGTACCTGAGCAATATACCCGATATACAGAGTTTTCTTTCTTTATCACATATCTTCCGAAAACTTCAAAGCTACCATCCTCATTTGGAAAAATAAGGTTAGTTAATATTTTAGGAAATTCTTTCCTAAAGGCTTTGTCGATATCCATTTCATTCATCATTTTATAATATAGTGCTCTATAAAAAATCCTATAATTAATGCCATAGTGCCTATAATTCCAATACCCCAGGTAACTAATCTATCAGCATTTTTTTCGGTCATTTTTGATAACGCAAGTTTGACATCTACAATTTCCGAACAAAGATGAGTAATTTTATCATCTAAAATAGTTAATTTTCCTTCGACTGCATTATATCGTTCGGCACATAATTCAACATGTGCTTCTAAACTTTTTTTCTCAATATCTGTAGGCTCAACCATAATGTCTCCCAATAATATATTTAGCTTAATGAACTAAACCATATGTTTTGATTACTGCCGATAACTACCAAGTATGGAAATAATTCAGGTTTATTTTCTAAATTTATCAGCATAGGAACACTATTACAGTCTGACAATAACAATTCAGTTGGATTTTCTTCAGATCCGAATACATAAGGAGCATCTACTTCAAAATCAAAGTTCCATGTTTTATCTAATTGTATAGGGTTAGATAATTTAGCAATTTGTGTACGTAATCCTATTAATTGTGTTAAAGTTTCCCAATTGCGTTGTTGATTTCTAGATCTATTCCATGTAATTTCATTTATTATCTCAGTTCCCGCTAAATCTTTAAATGGAATTCGTGAGGATTTATAGTGTCCAGTAACACCAGTAGCAGTAATATCAAACAAAGTTTTGCAAGAAAATCTCATTCCGAATCTTTAGACAGTTCATACAATACCTCAGCTTGTGAACATACATCATTGAGTGCTGAGTTATTACGTCTAGCATTAAAGATATTCATCCAACGTTCATACTCGGCTCTTTCTTTGTCGTGACTTTCATTATTAGTGCGTAAATGTCGCGTTTCTTCACCAGGTTTGCGAGCATACACTGTACGCCCTCCATCTGGACTTTCAAAAATAGTTATCTCTGTAATTTTGCTGACCATCATAATATATGTCTATTTAACTGATTATATCGTAGTGTCAACAAAAAGCCCCTTTCGGGGCCTTTGATTATTGCCATCTTGCGATAGCCTTGGCTCGAATTTTGGCTTTAGTTTCTTCACTGTGTTTGCGGCCCAACATAGAATTTGGAGTAGTACGATTTTTTGCTATCTCTGATAAACGATTTTTGGTTTCTTCGGTATGCTTGTGAGCAACACGTACTGCGTTACACATTTTAGTTTTAGTTTCTTCACTATGTTTTCTTCCCTTAAACCCAACCATATTTTCTTTAATTTTTTGTTTAGTTTCAAAACTTCGTTTAATTCCGGTTGGGTCTGGTGGCAATCCGCCACCGGGTGCTTTGTTAAGTCCAATATTGCTGGTTGGCCTAAGATTTTTTTCTATCTCTCTACAAAATTTAGTTTCGCCATGTAAATAAACATCAACTATTCTGTTTTCCAGAAAATTCTTTTTCCTAGAATGTTCTTTTAATCTGCGAGTTAAATTTTTTGTAATCCCAATATATCCGTGTGAGTTTATATCAGTTTCTAGATCGCTATGGATCCAATATATTAAACAATCGTTGAGCATAACACCTCCTTAAAAATAAAAGCTCAAGAGTGTGTGTATGTGTGTGTGTGTATTATTTATGTTAATCAACAAAAAACCCGCCTGAGCGGGTTTAGTGTTTTTAAAGATAACTTTAAAATTAGGCTGCTGCTGTAGCTGTTGAAGCTAAACGGAAACCAACGTCTGTTACAGTTGCGCCAGAAGCATCATAGCCTGTGCCAGCTACGTTCGAACCGCATGAACGAATAGCTGTTTGCAATGTTGCTGCTGTGTAAGCTGCGGTTGGGTATACAGCCAATGACAAGTTTGTAACGTTAGCAGTAGCAGCAACTTGATAAATTGCGATAGTAGCTGTTTGCTGAATTGTCTGCAGAATTGTCTGGATTGCGCCGTTAACACCTGCTTGTGCTGAGGGATCAGCACCTAAGTCTACTCCAAAGAAGTCCAGTTTTGGACCCATGAAGTTAACTGGTACACCAGCTGGTGCGTAAGTTGCGTTTGCTGCTAACTGTGGGCCGTTAAGCGTGTCAGTTGCGAATACTGGTTGTGAACCACCTGATACTAATGGAATTTGTGCCATTTTAAATCTCCTAGTTGATGGACTCTAAGGTCCTACATCTATTTAGCTAGGTAATAAAAAAACAGCATTCTTGGTCTAAATTTATGAGTTATTTTGGCGATTATTTCTAGTAAAATCAAATCTATTGACAAACTTAGTGATACCACCGGGCGTAGCAATTACCCATCCCTCTTGCCCGGGATTCTGTCTGTCTAATTGTTGTAGTAAGTCCATTTTAATTTCATGAATTAATGTGAACGCAGCAAAAGCTGCGCTTATGCCATCCATATTAGAGCGTGGACTTTGTAAGTATTCCACTATATTTCTATATTTTCGTGGAGTAACATTATCTTGTAACCACCCGCCAAACCCAGGAATCAATGTATCAACGTCAAAATTAGATTCTATACCATCATTGACTACGCCATTGATGTAATCGATGCACAATCTAGGAAAATCACTTATTTGTAATTGTCTAAGCTCAGCTGGATTAAACAATGCGTCTATTGCCTCGCCGTGATCCTTCAATAAACTTTTTAATTCTTTGATTAAACTTGAATCACTTGGTCTGATATTTTCTTTTGGCTTAATAGGCTCTATTAATAACAAGTCCTTTACTGGCTTAAGTTTTACATTACTAATAAGTTGCTTTTCAGCACGATGTTCTTTGTAGTAGGTGTGAATAGCAATACCCACTTGACTGTTAGCAATTTCTTCTCCTAGCTTAGAAGTAGCAGGAATCTTATATTCTATCGTATTTGGTTTAAAAACGAACGCTCCTGCTTCCTCGGGTGGAGTATTAGAGTAAAGTAAGTCGCCTTGCACATACCCTTTGAAGTTTTGTGGCACAGCTTTTTCTAATAAGGGCCATAAAGTGTCGTACACGGGCGCGAGTTCTTCTGTGCGATTAGCGGACTTCCCGATGGTGCTTGATTTAGCATCACGTTCTGCTAATTGATCTGCTATATCAGCTGAACTTTTGAATAAACCATTGTACCCTGNCGCATTAAATCCGCTAACATCAGTAAGAACAAATGCTCCGTCTGAATCTCTGCCAAATACAATTGCTGGCTTGCCATCCCACTTTACAGTAGCACTGTTTGGAGTATCATCACGTAGATGTTGTATATGGCGCACAGCTTCTTTGATGCCGGCAGTGCCCTTACGGAAAACTAAATCTTCAATATGATCAATCCCCTTTGCTCTACCACCTTTAACTTTAGCTTCATCTGATTCAATTAGTTTTAACATACCTTGGTTAACTATGCGATCACGTAATCTAGATAAAAAGTTTATGTCTGATTCATTGTGGGTTTCATTAGGTTTTACAAAGCTAAAATCAGTTTGTACATATCCATTAGCAGGATTGCCATTGATGGGAGTTCTAAAATAAATTCTTGATCCTGAGTTTTTTACATACTCACGTGCCTTAATTTCATGACTATTACACCATTGCGTTAGCTCAGCCATTAATTGATCAGGAGATATTTTACTAGAATCCACGGTTAGTTCTAGTTTTCCTAAACTATGTTCATCAGTATTAGTCAAATTATTGATTAAATCAAGATCGACCATCTGCTCAAGCCAGCCTAATGTTGTTTTAACATCGGTCTGATTAATACGCTGTGTAATTGATTGTCCATCACCATTCTTAAATATCATATCAATAACCTTGTCCTGCTTTTTTAATCGCATATATCAAGGATTCCGGCCTGATTGCGCCATCACGTAGTCCCTGTGATACTTTCTTTGCGATATCAGGAGTAATATCATATCTAGCTAGTTCTCTGGCCAATCTTTCACCTTGTTGATAGTCTGCACTACTTGGAAATTGACTAGCTGGCTGAGAATTTCCAGCTTGCGGGGTACCAGTACTTGGTTCTAGCTTTGTAATAAAATTATTTGCTAGTTGAACATATTTGTCAAACGCTGATAACAGCGAGGTTGGATTATTTTTCGCAGCAACTAGATAATTAAATGCTTTATTTAAAATTGTTTTTGCGCTAGGATCTTGTTTAATTTGATTTAATTCAGGAATGCGGGAATTAATCCATTCTGGAAAATCTCGCTGAATATCTTTAACTTCATTTAGCGTATTTGAATCAGCTGACTCTGTAGTTGGACGAGGAATAGGACCTATGAAATCTCTATCAAACTCTGACTTAAGACGTTTAGTTCTCACCTGTTGCTGAAATTTGGTATCATGCCAACTTCTTGTTCCAGCAGTACCAGCTGCTATATTCTTAGGAGTATCAGCAGCAGATAGCGGAAGATTATGTGGATTTACTTTAAATCCTTTTCTAGCTAGAGCAGCTGCCGATTGTTGTGCGGATTTATTTATCTCAGCCTGATTTTTATTCCAATACTTATCCTGGGCTTTGTCCATTGATTTGTCATCTAGGCCCACCGCACTTTTAATGCTATCAAGAATGCCTTCATCTGTTCGACGAGGCTTTTTAGTTAATTCATGAATTTGCATCTGTTTTCCTTACGCTACGAGTAAATTTGGCTGGATCTCGTAATTTGATAGCATTTATTAGCTTACGGGTGAGATTTTCTGCTTGCTCAGGCGTATACGTTTCATCAATTTGCTCTAGTAAGCGAATTGCTGATGAAATTAGATTATTGGCACGATTTTCAATTATATGTCGTTGATCACGTTCAACGTACATAGAATCTAATTCTTCCAATAAACTGCGAGTTTTCTTTTGCATTAGTCTAAGCCTTTTTATTATTTATTGCAATTTCAAATATAAAGTTGTAAACTAATTGCCTTTAATTTGTGCTAACATTGATTTTAACTTATTACTTTGTATTTCTGCTGTAATTTTACTAACTTCTCCTGTTTCCGGATCTATAGTTTCAGTACTAACCACTTTGCTTTGCGTTTTAATGCTATCATACACAGTTGGACGCTTAAATGAACTTACCGGAGACGATTCTTCTGGCAAATCAGTGATTCTCATCGTTTCTACATTATACTCTAACTCCACTGTTTGTCCATTTCCCGTACTTGTACGAGTTTTCATACACTGAATTTGATATCGACCACGTTCTTTTAATGCACGGCTCGTGAAAATACCGAATACATTATCTGCTGTGTTAATTTTACTAATACCACCAGAAATATGACTATGATCAAATGCTACTTCTTCTACTGCGGAACGATTTAACTGACTGGCAGTTACAAATAATATGTTAAGTTCTTTAGCTAAGTTACGTAATTCTTCTGAAACATACTTATCCTTTACGAATAAATCATTAGGACTAACTTTAGCAGACACAGGCATTAACAAATCTAGATAATCAACCATCACAAAGTCAATTTTAATACCAGTTTGCACTTGAACTTCTTTCAAATATGCCCTGATATCATTGACATTGCTCTGTGCCGGCAATCCTTTAACTCGGTATTGACCTGCTTTTTTACCGAACATTTTAACTTTTAATTCTGACGTATCCATGTCTTTTCTAATGTCTTTTGTTGACATACTAGACAACATGGCATCGGTTCTTAAGCCCACTAATTCTTCACTAAGTTCTAAACTGATATATGCGCCGCTTAGTCCTTGCTCTAGCCAGCTAATAGCTATGTTCATCATGACTAATGACTTACCAGATCCTGAACCTCCAGCAAAAATATTCAATTCGCCACGACTAAATCCGCCATACAATACTCTATCTAAGCTAGGCCAGCCTGTGCTTACCTGGCCGCCACTATTAAAGTATTTGTCATTTCTGTCTTTAGGACTAGCAAAGTAATCAGTGCCCATGTCTTTTTGTAGACTGATTTGAACAGCATCTTTGATCAATTTTTCAACAGGGCCAAAATCACCTTTCTCTAATAAGTCGGCTGACTTAAGAATGGCACGTTCAAGTTCTTGTCGTTGAGTGAATTTCTCAAACTCCTCCATGAACCAACCTAGACTTCCCTCGGGCAAGTCAGTTATTTCACTTAATTTTATACCAGTTGTCGCATATACTTGCGGCAAAATAGGAATAGAACTATGATCTTGAAAATGAGTTTTAATAAACTCAGCTGCTGGCCTAATACTGCGATCAAAATTTTCTGGATTGTAAATATTTTGTACACGAACAAAAGATTCAGCATCCTGTAACATCATTTCTAAGAATAATCGTTGTACTTCAACTCCGTAATCGTTTAACAAGCTGTTGCTTCCTTATTTCAATTTTAATCTTGCTAGTTTCTTTGGCTTGTAATATGGTAAGTAACGTTGCTACTTTGCCTAATTTACACACAGCATCGTTTACATCCTTGATACCTTCTGGCCAAATGGGAATACTAACTGCCCATCTTAATTCTACAGCGCGGTCTATCAATTCTAGACCAGCTTTGTCTTGATCTGGTACTACTATTATTTCTTTGCCTATGTTTCTTATAAGCTTAGCTTGCCCTTCATTTACTGTATTGTGCATCAGGGCCAATCCATCAATACTTAGTGCGTCAAATATACCCTCAGTTACTATTACATATTGCCAATTATGCTTCTGTAAATCAGTTCCAAATACATATCCAGGCTGAAAATCATTAAGCCATACTGGTTGTTTTCCATCTAAGAATCTTGTTGTATTACCTACTATCACATTATCATATGTGAATGGAATCATAATGTGTGGTCGAGTCCAATGTACTCCATCTGATGCTCTAATCATATAGGGATAGTCTGTAGGAGCCTTGCGTGATAGCAAGTAAGCAAACTGCATAGGATGATCATCTTCATCTAGTAACAGAGAGTCTTTTGGAAGTGGAAATTCTTTAAATCTTACACCCGCTAATTGATCTGCTACTTGTCGCTTTTCACGATCATACAACATACCATCTATCGATCTATGGCGCATACTTTCTAAGTTAATACGCTCAATTTCTTCTTGCGGCACATTAAGCCAGTTCAACAAGTTACGAGCTTTTATACTTAGGTTTCGACCCAATATAAAACTAGCAGTATATCCACAGTTAAAACAATGCCATACAAATCCTCCATCCGGAATAAGCTGTAGCCCACCGCGCTTTCTTTTGTCTTGACTATCACCATTGTGTATACAGCATGGGGCATTTCCAGAAAGCCACCCAGAAGATGTTTTCTTAATATTTCTACCTTGCCTCCAATAAGTTTCAACTAGCTGGTTTATCAATTCGTGTTACTTTCCAATTATTAGTATTTTTTCTAATCACTTTTATATCTTGCTTATTATAACATTTTCTATACGCATTAAACAAGACCCAATAAGAAATTTTTAACTCATTTTGAAACTTTTCGGCAAACCCTTTTAACCCAAGGTTGGTTTCCCAAATTCTACCGTCTGGAGATTCAATCCTATAACATCCGTTGTGTGCATCACTTTTGAGTTTTTTGGTTTTTTCTGATTCGGGATTGTCTTTAAATCTTTTTAATTGTCCCTTGCTACAATTTAATGCTCTTTCTTGTGTCCATTCATTTGATACATTCTTCCAAAATAAGTTAGCTGATTCTGAATCATGCCCGTCTACCCCATTAGTAGCATTGTATCCATCGTATAATGTATTATAATATTGTATCCAATATTTTTCTTTTTTATTTAAATCTTGAGTTGTCCAGTCATCATTACTCTCAATTATTGTAAATTTCATATTCTCCCACCCATATTTTCTAATTGCCATTAATATAGGCCTTTTAATTTTTGGAAAATATTTAGCAGCTGACTGGTACATTGCTGCTTTATGTTCTGATGTTATTGTAGATTTGCCAATATATTGTTTACCAGATGGCGATGTAATAAGATAGATATATTTCATATAACTATTTATATTAATTCACAGTTAAAGCAAATTAATTATCTGTATAAAATATTGGTAGCATAACCAGTTGATATTACCGGGAATGCGCCCTGGCTTGCAGGAGGAACAGGATATGCAGCAGGATTAATTCCGCCAGAAGGAATAGGCCAATAGCCTTGTCCACCATTTAGAATATTAAATCCAGTGACAACACCATACTGATTTATTATTGATTCTACTACAGCACCAGATCCATTGCCTAAAATATCAACTTTAGGTGGTGCTAAATATCCAGCACCGCCGTTCTGAACATTCATTCCTACTAACACCCCATCTTCACAAACTGCATAAGCTGAAGCAGGATAGCCAGGTGGGTTTGGTGTAGAGAAGATACTGTTATTAAAACATAGTCTCAACAATGGATACCATCCTATAACATTCATATAGATAGTTCCAGTTTTGTTTAGATATGTGGTGGATTCAGTAACATTATACCAAATACTTTCGTAATTTTGTGCCCACTGAGCTTTAATTGTGCCAGTATATCCAATTAAATCTAATTGAATTGTGGTAACATAATTACGTGGCTGTATAAAACTTGAATGAAATTCTGTATTTTGATAGTTATTAAAGAAGTTACTGCCATTACCGCCATAATACCAATTTCCCGCCCACCCGGGATAGTTTTGAAATGCTGAACCGTCTAATGATGCTTGTGAAGTTAAACTTATTGTAGGAATAGTACATGGAATAGAAGGCACAAATCTTGGAAAAACTGAGTTAACAAGATCAATAGGAGCCCGTGCTCCAGACTGTGCGTTAGTAAATACTGCCTGATTTAAATTACCACTTTGTACACTAATTGAATAGTTAGCTGGTTGAGCAATTAACTCTAAGGTATCCTCTGCCGGAATAGATACTTTAACTTGACCAGTTGCTGCATTAAGAATAGTCATGGGCTCTTGTAGCAATAAAGTCGTGCCTGCTGTGTTGGTTACACGGAATGTAAAAGTACATCCATTTACGTTAACAGGCTTTTCGTCCTGATTAACAAAAGAAAATAAGAGTACATTATCTACTCCAAGATTAAGGGTTAAGCGTTTGGCGTACACGGGATTGTACCTCATAGTAAAGTATTGACCACTGCTGTCAAGCAATAGTACTTGTGTTCGTTGCTGGAAAAGGTAAGCGGTGGTTGAATACATGATACTATTTAGCGATATTTAACAAGTTATTTTGGTAACATAAATATTGACATATGAAAATTGCCTCACAATGAACAAAGAACTTTTTGAAAAACTAAGCGAGAAATATCCGTTTATAACGCTATGTGTATACTCTTCTCAAGAATACGTCGGCATAATACAAAATAGAGATGATGCTATTACCACAATTTACGACTTTGGCAGTATTGCAAATCTAACGGAAAAACAACTGTTTTTAGAACTGGCCAACATTTGGTGGTGGGAAAGTAATCGATCTATACCCATTAACATATTTCTTAAACAGGAATGGGAACCATTTCGTATTTACATACGAACTTTTGCAAACAAAGATCTTGAAATATTACATGGGCCCGTATGTAGTTTAGCTGAATTAGCTCGCAAAAAGAGCAAGAGAAAATCAATTACACTTGTTCGCCGGATGCCTGACTAATCTCATCTAATATATTCATATGTAATGCAACCAGGGTAGCGTAGGAGATACTATGAGATTTCTTAAAAATAAAGCCTCTGCTATTATCGCCATCCCAAACAGATTGAAATACTTCAGACCAACTACAGTTTTGTAAATGTGCTTTGCCAGGACGTATGATTGCTATAAAAGCTGCCATGCGCGGCACAGTATCTGGTTTCATCTTTGCCAATAAATCTGTATAACTTCCAACATGTATCACTTGTTTACCCCACTCGGGATCAGTCCATAACCTAGACCAAGGTGGATCTTTGGCCAATAGCTCTTCATAATGAGTCTGAGATTTAATAAGCTGGTAAACTGACACATTCAACAAATCAATTTTAAAATAGCCGCGTTGTGCTGCAGTTTCATAGTCTATTGCTGCACATTGATTAATTGGATCATATGGAATATCTGTAGCATATATGCCAGAATTGTGTCTACGCACCTGTCCTTGCTGAAATTGCATGGCAGGAATAGATTGTATAAGTTCTAATACTTGATTTCTATCTGCTAAATCTAAGTCAATATCTGCTGACATTACCAACCTGCCTTTTTAAGTAGCTCTTGTGCTGCTATACGATTAGCTGGATCATCTTTTAACTTTTTAGTCCATACATCTGGATCAATATATGGCCATACCATAGCTTGATGTTCTGTATTCATATCTGACAAAAACTTTTGTCCTGATTCAGAATTATATAATACCCATGGACTAATTCTACCAGCAACAATAGCTTGTGTTATGGCATTATGATTGCCATATCTTAGGTAATCATGAGATGGAGATCCTTTGTTTTCACTCCATGTTATTGTATGCTCAATCGCTCTAGCTAACGCATCTTCCATAGTTTCTACTTTAAGATAAAATAAAAGATATTCTTCATACAGTTTATCACTACACCAATAGTCTAGTTTTTTGTTTTGCTTCAACACCCATTCAGTAAATCTTGCTGGATTGATGACTCGTGTACTTACGCAGTATCTTCCGAATTTTACAAATGCTTTATAATACGGACTCTCACAAAAATCATCATAAGTTTTTGATTTAGTAGATCCTTGTGTCAATTCGTAAAATTTTAAGTACGCATGGAATCCCAAACGCACACCCGCTTCATCTTTTTCTTGTCGTCTACGTCTTGGCTCGCATGAATGCACTGCAAGACTGGATTCTTTTACAAAAGATTTTTTACAATATTGACAAATATAACTCACTTTCCTATACCTAATTTTTTCAAATACTCATTGATATCTTTTTGAGTATTGAGAGTTGCCATTAAATCAAGTGAATCATCCTCTAAATGAGGAAATAATTCACCCAGTTGTTTTCTAATACTGTTAGCACCCGCTGATTTCTTTTTAAGTGAAATCCAATTATGGCGCTGTGGTCCCATGCCGGGACTTACCGTAGTAGCACATAACCATTGTAACTTAGGATGTTTGTTGATATTAAAAAAATGTTTGTTTAATCGCTCATTAGTAGCAACTAGGTAATATTCTTGCATTTCTTTACTACCATTTACGCTGCTTCCCCATCGGATCATTAAGAAATTTTTAAAATTTTTCTTCTCTTCATCAGTAAGATTGTCGTAAAAATCACGATCCTTTCGATCAAACGATGCCATTTCATTGGCAATGCTGAGCTTATCCACGAGTAATTTTTCCTGCTAATTCGCTGATTTGATCCTTAAGTCGCGTAATGTCTCTCTGCATTTTGTCAATAATTTTTACATTAGCAGCATTTGCTGCTTGAAGACTATTTACCATACTTTCTAAGTCCACAACCATCTTTTCTTTAACTGCCATTCTATTAGGAGCAATAGGATTATCACCCGGATCATATTGATCCTTAGTTTTATTTGCTGTAATTTTTGCCATGTTAAAACGATTTTCCATAGTTAACTATTTCACAAGTGCGACTAATATCTTTAACGAAATAAACGCACTCAGGCTTTTCGCCGTCATTCAATGGTACGCACAATAGCTGTCCATTTTTAAGTTTTGGAGCGTACCATGCCACATCTTGATATACATCTAATATTTCAACATCTAGAAAACTAGGTCTGAAACTAGTAAGCGGATTAAATTGAAATGCTTGAAATCCTCTGTCGTTAAGAGCAGATAAAGGAATAACTTCTAGATCACCAGCTGCTGGATCACCAATAAGTAATTGCCAATCTACTGGCATACGAATTTTATATTCGCCTATCTGTAATACCAGTGCAGGACTGTTAAAGCTTTCCAGAAAGATTAATGGAATATAATGATAATCTGGATCTTGCGGATTTGAGTTATCTAAAATAGCAAATCGCATATCATCTATCTCTTCTGGCAGATGATCTAATTCGTAGTGCTCGTTGTCAAGTGTTAAAATACGCATGTTGTTATTTTACAATATAAGTTGGTAGATATCAAGTACTTTATTTCCATTCTAGTTTCTCCTGAGTAAATGGATAGTTTGCTTCTTTATAAAACTGTTTTCGTTTAGTTAAATGTCGTTTGGCAAATTTACAAGTTGATGTTAAGTCCCAAATCTGCACATGATCCTTGTCTTCAGCTTTACGAATACCTCTTCCTATACTTTGGATTACCCTAACAAAAGATTTGCCAGGCTCAACAAGGACCAGATTAAAGATACGAGGAATATTGATTCCAACAGCGGCAACACCGTAAGTTGCCACGATAATTTTATCTGTGCTAGTTGCCACTTCATTATATTCTTCATCTCGTTTAGTTCCTTTTGTTGCCCCGCTGACAAACACAGCCTGATCTCCTAGTAATTCTACTAGAGAATGTCCTGCTGCTACTCTGTCTACTAATACTAATGTATTACCAGTTAAGTTTACCTGAGCAATAAGTTTAGCCATAGTTTCTAATCTTTTACTATTTTCTAATAAAAACTTTAGTTCACTTTGATAGTTGCTAAATTCTGCATGATCAATCATCTGAACAATGTTCACATGACATTGCGCTAGCACTCCGCGATCTTGCAATTCGCTTGCTGATAACTGATTAATAACTGAACCTAGGCTACATTTTAATGCTTGAAATTCAAATAGTTCCTTGGGTACTGTGCCAGTAAGACCCCATCTAATTGGTATACGACTCATTACTGTGGTAAGCAAAGTTTTAAGTGCGTCAGCTTTTGCCATATGACAATTTGTCACAACTGCACCCTCGACAATATAATTATGATCATTCTCTATATGCAAATTGTACACTTCTGCCGGTTTAGTGATTTCGGTTCGTTTACGTAGTTTCATATAATGCCTTTATTTTTATTGCTGTTTTATCATCAAACCGAGTATAATCAATATCTATTATCTGGTTGCATAACCATTCTTTATCAACTAATAATACATCATATCCATTATTTTTTGCCCATTCACGAAGAGCATATATTTTTGCAGTAAATTTCTCACCAAAGCATAATTCTTTTGGTTTGACCTCAATGACTAATTTGTTATGGTGATCTACAAAGTCCACAATATATACATGATTCTTGGAGTTTAATTTATATTGTATTCTTAATTTTTCGTACTCGGCAAACTCATTGATGAATTGATACAATGCTTCCCAACTCGATCTATACTTCGTGCCATCGAGAGTTGCATTCCAATGTGTGTTTCTATTATTAGAATTAGGTGTGAATGTTCCTTCTAATATTTTTTCTCTCATCAGTAACGAGCGAAATTCTTTATCGCTAGGTGACATTTTAACCCCATACATGCCATTGTTACTTCCGGAATTTTTTTTACTAATTTTATCTTTAACGGCCTGCGAACGAGGAGTACTAGTACCTATGTTTTGTCCTTTAGTACCGGCATTCCATGATGTACCAGTATTAAGATTTTGCTTAATCGCATTGCCATATATTTTTTGCACAGATTTACCACCAATAGATGCCAGTTTAGATTTTATTATTTTTTCATCCATACCACCCGATATCAATTCATCTATGTTTTCAACCCACAGCGTAGTCTTTTCATTCAGTATTCTTTTACAGAACTTAGATTTACTATTTCCTATTAAAATATGTCCTGTCGATAGTTCTATAGAATTGGTAGAATAAACCATAACTCTTACTATTTGATTATAGTACGACAATTTACTATTAAGTTTATCCATCATTTGCTGTGTTGTTTTTTTCATAAATGCTTTTGCTTTAGTTATATGTATTTATGCTAGGACTTATTATTTCGTGATTTTCTGTTAACAGATCGGCTCGAATCCATCCTTTGTTAGTTAAAAATTTATGATTGCCGGTAACTTTTATCTTACTTCCGTTGTCAAATTCTAGTTCGTACATTTTTTCGCTAGTGGAATTGGTTAAATTTGTATGTTGCTTAATTACCGTATCTATTTTAAATTCTTTAGTATCTTCAGAATAATTAATAACTTTGTCACCGGATTTAATATCTTTAATTGCAGTATACCCAGTAGGAGTCAACACTTTGCTATCCGGAGAAAAACATTCGTCTACCATTATACATACTACATTCTCTAAAAATTCCTGTATAGTGATGTCAGCATTGTAATTTTTAGTATTTTTTAATAGAATATTTAAACTTTGCCAAGTACAAATTGTATGAGTTTTGCCTAATTCTTTACGATCACCAAAGTAAACGCCAACATCTAATCCCAATCCTCTGTAGTCTTTTTCAGTTTGTGTAACTAAAGATTTGTTCGGTACAATTACAATAGTTCTACCATGCGCTTCACAGCGTTGACTCAGTGCTGCTGTCATAATAGTTTTACCAGCACCAGTGGCAATTTCTTGTATAGATTGAGGATTCTTTAAAAAGTTATTGATAATTTCAACTTGATAGTCTCGCAATTTAATTGGCTGCCCGGCCATGGGATGACCTTCAGCCCAGTTAATGTGAGAAAATGATTCTTCTGTTACTTGCTCAAATGTAAAATTAGTTGAGTAATCTCGTTGATCATCCAGTTGTATATCATAATTATAATTTTCTAAAATAGGTATAATTTCAGGCAACAGATTCACAAAAGTACTACCACCTAATTGAAAATAGGCAACTTTTCCATCCCATCTGCCTAGTCTAACAGCAGGCTGATATCTGGCTCCTGGCACTTCATATTTGAAAGTATTGACTAATTTCTTGCGAGCATCAAGCTCAAGCCCTTCAATCTTGATATTAACTTCGTCTTTAATTACAATCGTAGCTGTTTTCATTTTTATATGTTTTCATGTTGTTATAATAACACACATATGCTAATAAGTCAAAAAAACAGGTGTCTTTTTTAAGGACACCTGATAAAATGCATCGCTTTTTGAGGCGATACAGGAGCTACCTTTTACTTATACGCCAATTGGCATATAGATATATTTTTCTGACATATTACTGTGTGTTCATTTTACTTAAACTTTTGTCTAACCATGGTAGAACCAAATCTTTCTGATCTAAGTATCCTTTTGCTAATATTGATTTATCAGCGGATTCTGGCAATAACTTTGCGTCTACTAGATCATATAACCTTGTTTTTTTTAGATTAAACGGAGCTTGCCCACTTTTATAAACAATAGCATGTAGCCAATTATCCGTTGAATTCTTTTTAAAGAATCCTGCTTTACAATCCCATCCGGTCATGGCAAGAATATGCATAAGACTTACTATGGTATAATGATAGTAACATCCGTCTTGTTGAGTAAAATCTAAATCTTTTTGATGGATATTAGTTGTTTGTGGAACAGTTAATGCTAGCATTGCTCCTTCGGAACTAATATCCCTCCACATTGTTAATGTTTGAAATGGACTAGTCACATACTGAAACGAATTATGGCACCATAAAATATCAAATTTTTCTGGAGGCGCATTAATTTTAACTTCAAAATCAGCACGTTGATAAATCATGTTTGGATATTGTGTAGCCACTGGCATTCTATTCAAAATATCAACACCGGTACATTTAATATTTAATGGGGTAACATGATCGCCTTGAGTAGTTCTAGATGCCCACCATTCTAAATCTTTGCCAGTTCCACAACCCAAATCAACGACCGTTTTTATAGACATCATAAAATCCTCGTATTGATATAACTGATTTAAGGTTTGTAAACTATGCTGGTGTGATTCTTCTGGATTTTTAAACATTTTATACCTGTACGTCTTCCATTCCCGCTGCACGAAGTCTAACAACATGACCGAGCATAAAGTTTTTAGACTCAAGTCCTTTCATAATACCTAGATAACGATTTCTTAACAATGCAACTTCGTTTATAAGAGTTTCAAAGTCAATAACTTCATCTTCACCATCTACATACTTTTCGGCATCTCTGCTAGTTAAAGCACGAGCATATCCTTCTAGATATTTCTGAAAATGTTTTCGTCGTATTTTTCGTAATTGAATATTAAGATGGTTTAATACAGCCTCAATCTCTTGTAATTGATTAAATCTATGTTCAGTAATGCCAGGTAAGGCAGTAATATTTTTTTCAATAAGCCCGCCTACCTTGCATTCTTTTTTAGCATCTGCGTGTTCAGCTTCATAGTGTGCGATAAAATCTGGTATCGCACCTAAGTTAGCTGTTACCCGACTATACCACATGACTAGTCCTCATAATCTTCGTCTTCGTTATCGTAGTAATCGTCTTCCTCTTCTTCTTCTAAATGATCTTTAAGATAACTGGTAAGTGCTCGCTTAATATCTGCTTCACCCTTAAACGCATCTTTGATATCATCTGCGGAAATATCGTTGTCAATTAGTACTGATACCAATGTTTCTGCTGCTTCATCACGATCAACTACGTTAATAAAACGTTTTAACTCGTTATAAATTTCTCTTGATAAATCTACTGACATTTTTATTCCTCCGTAGTTATGTCATCAGTACTTACTAGTTCTGGATGTTTTCCAAAGTTTTCCATAATTTTATCTAAGCAACCATCATCGTTGGCTTCCCATTTTTTACGGAATTGTTTGATAACTTCGCCGTCTGGAGTAGTAAACACTAGACTGTTGCCTTCTTTCTTCAACATCTCACGCTTTTCAGCTAAGTCTACCATGCCGCTGTATGGATTCATACCTGTTTCATAAGGAATCTTGATCTGCATGCCTTCAAATGGTTTTGCGTATCGTGTTTTCATTACTTTACATCCTGCACGAATACCCATTACATCAGAGATTTTGTTGCCATCTTCATCTTCTTTCAATTTCATTTTCTTCATAGCAACAACAATACTAGAAGCGTAGATGAATCCTTGCCCACCCGAGATTTTATCATCGGGATCAAACATATCTTGACTTGCGTATGTGTGATTTGTACATACCATGCCAACGTTATAACTACCAAACATGTTTACACAGTTACGAACTAGTGACGTAAGTGCTTTAGGTTTACGACCCATATCACCTTTCATATCACCATCATCAAACTGCTTAACGTCAGTCGGAGTTAACAACATACCTAGTGAGTCAATAACAAACAATACCTTAGGACGTTCGCCTTCTGGTAGTGTTTTATAATCACTCATGAATGTTGCAATTGTTTTAGCTACGTCATCTATCATAGCCATGTTAAGTTTAAGTAACTTGCTTTCGTCAGTATCGACGCCAAGTGCTTGCAACCAAGATTCATCTAGTGCATTTTCTGTATCAACTAATACGACAAAAATGCCTTGATCTTGTGCGTTCTTAACGATATTGCCTGAGCAAATGTAACTTTTGCCTGCGCCTGATTCGCCTGCAAATACTGTTACTTTGCCTAATGGAATACCTTTATTGAAATCACCACTGATAAGATAGTTTAAAGCATAATTACCTGTTGAGATCCAATCAGTTGGATCATTATATCCAATAGACATACCTTCAATTGATTTGGTTATGTCTTTCCTAAATTTACTAAAATCATAGGGCTTAGCCATGTTTAATCCTTTTATTTTTGTACTGCTAATAGTACAGGGAATTACCCCTGTACTATTGATGGCTTAGTGCTTAGGCCTTTTGACGAGCACGAATTTGTGCTAAAATATCCTGAGCTTTGTCTGAAGACGGAGCTGGAGTTTTTACTACGGTTGATGCTGCTGGAACATCATCATCTTCATCAAAACTACTTGATTTGACAACAGTAGATGCCTTTTGAGTTTCAAATTCTTCATCATCTGCTGCTGATGCTGCTGATGAAGTGGAACCAGATGTGGCAGGAGCACTTAAGCCAGCTGGACGGAAATATTGACCCCAACGTTCTGCATCATAGCTTTGTCCATCAACTGATGCTTCAAACATTTCTTTCATTACATTCAACTCAACTTCAGTTGGACGCTTAGGTAAGAATGATGAAAGGTCAAACAAACCATATTGTTCAATGGCTGCTTGTTCAGCTTCTGTGAGTGCTGACTCTTTACGAGCCCATTTAGAACTGCTATAATCAGCGTATCCGCCTTTGGTACCTTTGCTGATACGGAAGTCTAAGCCACGCAAATAGTCTGTTGGCAATTCTTCCAATTCTGGATCCATAAGTGCTGATTTGATTGATGTAAAGATTTGTGGACCGATAATGAAACGACGGATTGGATTTTCTGGAGTCTTGTCGTCGGCAATAGGATTCTCACGTACAAAGCCTTGGAAAATATAGTCACGCTTTTTCCAATATTTGCGACCCATATCTTCAAGTGATTTGTCTTTGAACCAAGTACGAACTTCTGCAAGAATAGGACATGCTTCACCCCACATTTCTACGCATGGTACACGAACTTGTACTTGTTTGGATTCTGCTTCGCCTTTAATGCCAGCGAACGGAAGACGAATCATAGCACGTTCTTGCCAGAAGAAAGTGTTTTTTGTATTACCGTCTGGGATAAATCGTAGTACTGCGGCGGTGCCTTCTGCAATATTCCAATGTGGATAAATTGAGTTGTCGCCTTGTGATTGATTGCTTTGTTTGTTGTCTGCTTGTGCTAAACGAGCACGGATTTCTGCTAATGATGCCATTTTAAGATGCCTTTTAAGTTATAAAATGTGATGCCTATCTAATTTATTTTAGATGTTAGTTGCTTGCCTATTAATTATACACAGGTAGGTATGTGTTCACTACTAAAATGGTAAACTTAATTTAGTAACTTTACCATTTTATTCTTACGTTCTATTTATCTATTTAGTAATACCTGATAAAAATTTCAGGCGAGCAATAGTATCTGGATCACCACCGGTAACTGGTTTCATCTTGCCAGAGTGACCATATTGTCCTTCTAATGAAGTACCACTTTCTGACACAGCTGTCGCAGGGCCCAAAGTATTAGCAGATTTTGCTTTAGCTCTAGCCTCACGCTTTCTTTTAGCTTCAGGAGTTTCACTTGTTTCGCCTGGTTTCTTGCCGCCTGTGCGTGGTTTTGCTGTTGCTTCTGGCTTTTCAGGCGCAGGTGCCGCTGGTTTTTCTTGTGAGGGAGCTGATCTTGGGTGTGAGGTGTCAGTTTTAGCAGCAGGAGATCTATTAAAAAACTTGTCTACTTTATTATCAAGGTACTGACCAGCGGTATCGCCAATTGCTTTACCCATTAAATGTCCACCTTTCACGCCTTTTGGATGTAGTTTTTTGCCAATTACTGCACCCGCAGCTCCACCTAAATGCTTGAGTGCGTCCGCAAATGCGCCTTCGTCAACATCTTCATCTTCATAATCTTTAGCATGTTCATCTCCATGCCCTCTTATTTTCTTTTCAGTCCAGTCGCCAACTTCGCCACCAATATCAGCTCCGGCTGGCACAGTATATATCGCTAATGGATCTTCGGGCCCACCCGCGAGAGCCAGGCCGGCTGCGGCGCCTAGAGCTGTTCCAGCTGATCTACCCACGCCCTCATCTTTCATACCCGCGCTGCGGCGTAATTGAATAAGTGGATCTTCTTCTTCAGCATCAGACTCATAATCATTAAATTCATTTGCTTCATCATCAGATGTATTATAGCTACCATCTTGATTGAATCCACCTTCAGACATTTCTTCTTCTGATTCTTCGTCAGATGAATTAGCTAATTGACCTATTACTTGCGCCACATCAGGATGATCTTTTAGTTCTTCTAATCTTTGTAATATAATATCTCGTGCGTCTGCATCAGCATTTTCTCTTGCTAGTTCGTTTAATCTATCAAATAATTCATCATCGTTGAACAGATCAGCAAGTTGCTCTGTGACATTAATAGCTTCAGGTCCTACTGGCAGTTCTTGACTTAAAAGCTCAATAAGTTGTGCCTGTTTTTCTTTTGTATCAGGCAATGCAACTGTGCCCTCAAGTATAAGATTTGCCCAACTTTCAAATATATTAGCTTCTTTCATTGCCTGTTCCTTTTGTAATCTTGCCAGTAAAGGCAATGCTTGCTCAACTCGTGAGTCAATATTTTGTTCAATAAACATATGACGTAGATCTTCAATAATGACATCTTCGTCCGTTATAGCAGCTGGATCCCATGCTTCAAAATATCTGGCATATCCACCGCGTGTACTTAAACTTTTTAAATTATGTTGTAAATTCTCATAATATGTGCCTGCACTTTCAACTAATTCAGCAGTCACACCTTCAAAAATTTTGCCTTGATTGGCACGCTTAAATCTACTGAGTACATTCATTTCTTCTACGATTTGAGCAATGTGATTGCCACGAACATCGTATGGTTTGCCACCTTGGCGTACATGTTCTACCATGGCACGACCTGCAGCTAATTTTGTAAATGGTAATTTGTAACGTTCGCCTTCTGCTGTTTCTACAAATAAACTTTCAATGTAGCGATAGCGGGCGTCATTTTCACCTATAACACGCTTATGTTTAATCATCAAACGGGCTTCAGTTTCAATTCCATTCCATGAACGAGTTTTTGTGCCAACCCAGCTTTCAAATAATCCTTCTTTGATTGCTGCTTGTCCTTGCATACTATACTTTAATTTACTTAGATCTTGAATATGAAATCCATCTAATCTATTGCTCATTGCTAAATTCTTTAATTGACCTAGGAAGTTAAACCAGCCATCTTTGTCGCTTGACTCCATGCCTTTGCCTAGATTATCACCGAAATAAAGAGTTAATCCCTCAGCATTAATCATAGCAACTGCTGTTCCATAATCTTTACCGGACTGCGCTTTGTAGTCAAATTTATAAGATACATTATTAGACGAATTATCTGTTTTTTCACCAGGCAAAGCCGTAGGGTTAAAATTTCTAGTAACCAATAAGTCGTATAATACTTTAGATGGAGTTTGCTGAGTCATAGTATATTATTTATGTTAATACATCGCAGCAATGAATGGAAGAGGAGGAAGAATATTCTCTCCGTGATCACGCATCTGGGTATCCATTTCTGGATGATATGTCTGTAAAAGTATCATCATACGTGTGACTAGTAATGTAGCCATGACCAAATCGTCGGTTGACCCTTGTTTTGCCTCATAACTTACGCCATTTGCCACAAATGTCTTAAGTTCAGATATAAGAGGACGACTCCGTAGCTTCATTTTGTTTGATTCTATCAGTGTTTTTAACTTGGCACATGCTGTAAGTTTGTTTTTAGGACTAGTATTGAAACCCTTGCGATATCTACCCGCACCTCTGGTAGGATCTGACAGGAAATATCCTTTAATATTTTCTTCGCCGTACTGTTCTATCGAAATAAGTGCTGCTTCACCGATTGTATTGTTCTCAACCGAGTAGTATATTGACTGTTCATCTTTTGTAAAACTATAAATGTACTTTATTATATCAGCAAGTATGCGTACTTGCTCAGGAATTGGTGTTCTATTGTGTTTCCATTCACCAATTTGTTCTGTCGAATTAGCTTCAAAAATTTGAATAGCAGAAGGATCGCCACCAGTTCCTAACGAAGGATCAAGGCCCACACAGTACATTTTGCCCGCTTGTGGTTTTTTATACCAACGTACTTGTGCTGTGCGATGAGTTGGTTCAATACCTTCTAAATCAATAAGTTTAGTAGGAGCAATCAGTGTTTCATCATTAATAATGAATTCACAATCCATCTCACGACGAAATTGATCTTCGCCTAACTGTGCCCGCATAGATTGGGCCCATGCTTCATCTCTATCAGGATGTTCACGCCAATAACTACGGAATGCTTTAAACCCATTTATACCTAAATCTTGTGGATTACCGTGACTATCTTCTAGTTTATTAGCACCTTTCCACAGCAACGCAAATTGATCTTCGTCACTATTTGGGGTAGAAGTAATAATAGCTGATCCACCAGTTGCCAGTGTCGGGCTAATAGAAGCCCAGAATTCTTGTGCTACGTTAGGTCGTACATATGCGAACTCGTCACAATATAGAAGTGATATTGACATACCACGACCAGTATTTTCAGTGGTAGTGGCTGATACAATACGACTTCCATTTTCAAAATCTATCGATCCTAAGTTATAATTAGTGGCTCCTGCACGTATGTGATCTGGACAAAGTTCGTATGCGAAACGAATACGTTTCATAATTTCCTGAGAACCATCAAATTTATGAGCAGCAACAAGAACGGTTGAATCCGGTATAAACATCGCGTACCATAATAGATATCCAGCAGCCGAGGTTGATTTACCTGTTTGCCGTGGCATCATGGCTATTGAGTAACGATAATTATGATAAGTGTCAATTAATCTTACTTGATATTCAAAGGGGTTATATAATACTCTACCGCCAACAGTCTGTTGAATGTAAAAGAAATTACGCATGAAGTACTCTGGTCCAGTTACTGGATCAGCACACGCAGCAAATTCCGCAAGCTGTTGCTCGGTGTATATTTCTTGTTTATAAGGCGTTTTCGCTAGTGAATGTGAATCAAAACCCATGTTATATTTACTTTAAAATGTGTTACTTCTTAGGAAACAGCGCATACCAGGCTGGAGTTCCCGGGCGTATTCCAGTTGATTTAGCATATTCAAGCTCAGGAGATATTTTAGATTTTTGACGTTCTGCGGTAATTCTATTGTATTCTGCTAACTTTGATTGACTTCCTAACCCACCCATATGACTGGCAATCAATAATTGGTAAATGGGATCATCTGGCTCAAGATAGCAATCATCTTCGCTACTTTGAATTAGATTTTGTGTTGTAATTCTGTATTGTTTAGTCATCTGTTGTATTAGCACCGCATTTAGCTCGTTTAGCCTGTACTAATTTGCCAAAATCAACTGCCCATTCTTTACCTGGAGCTAACTCTATTGCATTTTGTGGAAATGCATATTTCACACCGGCTGTTTGCATAATTTGTACTACAGGAACACGAAATTTAGTTAAGTCATTGCCTAGATTAGGATATGGTGCCACGTGTGGGAATTCCCATCCTGCAATTTCGTTAGTTTGATTATTAATTACAATTTTATAAAAACCATGCGGCACAACTACTCCTTTGCCAATTGTTTTATCACCTTGTCCGTATAATCCACCCGAGACAATCGTGTAAGATTGATTGTGTTGTACCACCCATCCACGTACCGAAGTTTCTAATAATTTCCAAATGCCACGATTTAATGATCCTGCCTGAGGGCTCATGTTAGTCATTAAAAATGATTCAAATTCAACTTGCGTATCCCATGATAAATCACCGTCTGGTGCCATATGTCCTTTATCATAGTTTGTTCCTATATAATCCGCGGGTGTAGCACCATTTGAAATAGACTGATCAGCAGCAAATGCATTAGTACGAGCAACACATCCCAATGCGTTAGGCGGTGTAAGTTCATACATTACGAATTGAGGTAATTTAGCTGTTGCATCATATCCCACTAGGTATGCTTGTCGGCAGATTGGCTGTATTGTTTTAGCACTCTGTGGAAAACCGTATGGAGCATGTACTTGACATGTTGCCACCGGATTAGGTTCTCGTTGATTCCATCCATATGCTATAGATGATAATATCGATAGTAATAATAAAACAAATATTTTTTTCATTTATCTTCCTTTGTAACCTTTAAACGATACCACTGGACTAACTTTTTCTACATCCGGCATTTCTTCACTGTCTTGAGTGGCAATACGAACACAATCTTTTGAACTCATACCCATCGTTTGTAACGCATCATCAATCCATTCTTCAACATTAGGATCGTAACTAACTACAATTTCATTTTCACCAAAGATGCTATCTTTTTCGTAACCAGGCACACCGTCTTTTTTGCGTTGAGCACGACCTTTTGCCCCTGCGATTGCTACGCCAAAACGATATTGCCAATATGGATCACTATTTTTTAATTTAGGAATTTTGAATGCGCCTGGCAATGCTAAAGCTACATCTTGTGTAATACTGCCAGTATGCCCTTGAGCATCTTCAGCTATAAATTCTTTTGCTCTCATTTGCGTTTATAACCTTTAAATCCTGTGACAGGACTTACTTTATGCACATGATCTGGTTCAAGACTACGATGATCGCTAACAATATGATTATGATCAGAACCTATAGTTTTCATAGCACCGACTATCATGTTATCTTCTTCTTTAGTATATGGATGAGCCGTATTATATTTTTCAACCCAACTATTTGGATCCATTTTATCTTTATGAATAGCTTCCGTTGTTTTGCCATCATGCATAGCCATTGCCATGAACATACGGTTTAAATGATTAGTACGATCATATCCGCCTTTATCTCGCATACGGCGAGTAGTTGGCATCACTGATTTATGATCAGAGCGCATTTTTCCTTCTTTTTCTTCGGATATGAATTCACGGGCTCGCATGGTTAGCCTTGTCCGTTTACACCAGCTGTCGCAGATGAAGCAGTTCCTAATTCACGAGCTGTGAAATTAGCACCTGTAATAGTTAAATAATTTCCTGCTCCAACATAAATTTGTTGCCGAGAGTTAGCTGCAACTTGCGGTGCAGCTGAATATAGGTTGCCGTTGGGAGGTGTCGTTACAGTAAACACATTAGTAGCATTTGCTGTAGCATTAGCACTTATTGTTACACTAGTAAATGGAATTTGTGAAGCTATAGTTGCTCCACCTGGAATTCCTGTGCCAGAAATTGTACTACCCGCAGGTAGAGCCATTGCTGCACTAGTAGTAATAACTTTACTAAGATTAGCAGTAGTGCCGCTAAATGTAATTTGTGGCGGCAATGCAACCTGATAAATGTTGTATGTAACAGCAGTATTGCCTGTAACAATTTCACATTTATCAGTGTACCAAATTACATTTGATGCTGATGTTAGTACGTTTGCCTGTGACATTTATACTTCCTTATTTTCTATCGCTTGGATAGCTTTGTATAAATCATTCATGCGCTGACCTTCAGATACATGACTATGCAAACGATTTACTTGACTTGCGACAACAGGCACAGTAGATTGTCCGCTTGTCTTTTGTCGATTTAATCCACCACTATATTGCATTTCATCATTAGAATACTCTTGATTGCTAGGATAATCTGGCGCGTTGTCACTAACAGTAATGTTAGCTTCGCCAAGACCTGCCAATTCCATCATTCTTTGATGACCGCTCATGTCTTCATCAGTTTCTTCTGGTGCGCCTGTTTTCTTATCAAGCCAACGTCCTGCTGCTGTGCCTAATGCAGATCCAGCTGAACCACCAGCTATGCCACCTGCAACTGCGCCAGGGACTGTGCCGATTCCCAAACCAGCTGCTGCTCCGCCTAATCCACCAGCAATAGTACCACCTATACGACCAACTGTCGCACCAGCATCTTTGAAACTAGTTGTTTCTTCCATGCCATCTTCAAATTGATCACTACGAGTACGTTCATCACTGTTATAATAATCTTGTGGACCATCATCAACATCATCAACGTTACCATCATAATCATCGTCTTGCTCATAATCTGGATCATGTTGTTTTGCTTCGTCCATTTCGTCACATTGGCAAGGAACGCCACCACATGAATCACATGCTTCTTCACCGCCATGTTCATGTCCAGCTTCATCGCCATGTGAAACGCCCATGCTATGTAACATTTCTTTAATGCGAGCAACATCATCGCCGCTTACGTCAATAGTAATATGTTCTTCTTCTTCGCCCTGGTCATTCTTTGATGAATTAGTTGTAACATTTACATCTTCCTTAAGTAAGCTTTCATATTTGCGTTCCCATGAATCATAAATGCCTTGTCCAACGCCGCTGCCGCCTGATGATTTTTTAGCAGGTGATGTAGACACTGAACCTGAAGTTGTTGTTTCTTCAACTTTCTTTTCTTTTTTAACTTTCTTTTTACCGCCTTCTTCATCTTTGCCTAAACGACCAGCAATAACATCACCCTGTGTTACTTTGTCATATGGCTTAGCATTATTAGCTAAATTACCGTCGCCTTTGCCTTCTTCTGTTTTCTTAGCTGGCTTAGCCGCTGGTTTAGCTGGTGATTTAGCTTTTGGTTTAGCTTTATTAGCTTTGATAGCTTTGTCTACTGACCCAGCATGTTCTTCTGGACCTGTTTCGATTTTGCCATCACCGTCATAGTCTTTCTTAGCTTTTTTAACTGCTGATGCTACACCAGCTACTTTTTTGGCAGCTTTAACAAAATGACTCATGCCACCTTTAACGCCTTCCATGTCAACTTCACGGCCTTCATCAGCCATAGCATGGCCGCAATGTGGACATGTAGCACTGCCTTCGTCCATATCTTTCTTGCGTGAATTCATTTTTGCTTTTGATACATGCGATCCATCATGTCTAGCAGCATAACCATTACTAAATTTAGTACCGGGCTGACGACCGCGCTTGCGTGGGCCATCGCTCGCAGGAGCTGAACCGCCAGTATCTGTGCCTATACTATGTCCTGTATCAGGATCATATTTACGAGTATAAACTGTGCCACCAGCTGGTGACTTACTTGCGGTATGACGAGAATATTCATCTTCATCCATGTCTTTTTTACGAGAATCCATTTTTGCTTTTGATACATGCGATCCACTATGTCTAGCTGCATAGCCATTGGCAAATTTAGAACCAGCTTGACGGCCGCGTTTGCCTGGCACTCCGGCGGGAGCTGAACCACCCGTTTCTGAGCCTATGCTATGACCCGTGTCTGGATCATATTTTCTTGTATACTGAGTTCTACCAGGAGAAACTTCACGCTTGTCAAACTTGCTTTCAGCCTCTTCAAATTCCATGCCGTTGTATGCGTCAGCATCGCCTGCTGATCCATTGTAAGGACGACTTTTTGCCTTAGCGTTACCGCCGGTTGGCGCTAATTTAGCTTTTAAATAATCTAAAATATCTTTATCTGATTCACTGTGCATGTCTGTTTCCTCTAGGTCATTGTGATCTAATCCAGGATCTCCACGACCCTTACGAATGAATGCCGGCACTTCTGAACGGCGTGGGCCGCCTTGTGCTGGTTGTTGTTGTACAGCACGACTATTTTTTCTAGTTGCTGCTGCTCTTTTCATTTGTGCTATTTTTTGTTGGTCAAGCTGATCAGGAGTTGCGCCTTCGTCAACACTTTCGTCATAGCTAGGCTTCTTAATTTGACTAACTGGCACCATCATAGTGCCTGGGGTATGGTCAATTTTAATACCACATGTTTCACCATCACATTTAATTACTGTGGCAAATGTGTTCATATACAATACACGGTCGCCTGACTTAAATCTAACTTGATCGGCATCTTCTGAGGCGTACTCTTCACCTAACCGAGCATTAGCTCTATCAATACCAGCTCCTCTATTTTTAGCTTTCTTGATTGCTTTAAGATTAGTTTGAACTGCCATGTTAGCTGCATCTCCTATACGATGACCCTGACGCATATTGCTTACAAAATCATCAACCGGCTGTTGTTTCAATTTTCTTAAATCTTGTTGAGCGCCAGTTTTGTATCCAACAACAGCACCTTTACTTAGTTCATTAACATTTTCATTATCACGTTGTGCTAACCATGCTTCAAAATCATCAGTTTGCTTATCTTTTTTTGCTATTTTATCAGTAGCTTTATTATAACCAGCAAGTCTTTTTCCACTAGTTGGCGGGTAATGACCTGGCGCAATTTGAGTCCAGCCGTTATGATTTCCTATTACTTTACCTCGTGAAACTTTGTCTTTGTACGCTTGAAGAGTGCCTTTACTTAGTTCATTAACATTTTCATAATATTCTGGTTCGTCTGGCTCATTATAATCATCATAATCATCATAATCATCACCACCAGTAAAAACTACACCTTTGCCCCTACAGGAACTGCACCGAGTACCGTCATACTGTCCTTCGCCACTTCCATTACACGAAGTGCATATGTCTTCTTCGCTGCTTGATTCATTATCATGCATGTATTGATCGTTCATGCCAGCAATAATTTTTTCAATGATTGCTGGATTACACCCTTCACCTTCAAAATCATTACATATTCTATCTGCTATTTTACTTATTTGGCCAGGCGGCACAGGAAGTTTAATATCATAAAATTCTAGTTCATTAACTACTGCGTCATGCCACGCTTCTAACATTTCAGCTTCTTTTTCGTCTGGATCAGTTTCCCATTCGTTAACTTTCTTCTTGCCCTTGCCTTGGATATTTAAAGCAAAGTTAGCACGTTTCTTTTCTAAAGGTGTTCCACTTTTCTTAAGACTGTTTAATTTCTTGTCGCCAATTTTTTTGTCTTTAGGAATACCTTCTTGCTTATGTAATGCACCTTTTTTAATTGTCTTAGCAGCTTTGCTTAGTGACTTATCTTTTGCTTCTAGAGTATTACTCCCAGACATTCCGCCAGTAGCATCTTCCATGAGACTACGTAAGTCAGTACGCAATGCTTCTTCAAGTGTCTTTTTAGCAGGTGACTTAGGAACCTGGCTTTCTACTAGTGCTTTCTGCTGTTCAGTAGGCTCATTGCGAATATCATCTAGTGTCTTATTCAATGCATAAAATGGGTTCATTACTATTATCCTTTAGTTTTTGCGCCAGTGGCTGGTCTTGCTGGACGCTTTTCTGCGTGTGTCATAGGGCTAGTATTCCCCGTTTTAAAATCGTTAGTTGTTTCTGCTGCCTTAGGACTTCCGCCGGCAATAGTAAAATTTGAACGATAAGAATTTTTTAGTACAGCATGATCAAATGGATCAGCTGAATAATCAGCTTTTAGTTCTTTTTGTGTTGCATCATCAGCAGGATAATTAGTATCGGTCAGTAATGATTCTGGTTGATCTTCAAGTTTTTTCTGATATTCAGCAATATCATCACCATAAACTGAAGTTTGCATAATAATTTTGTTTTCATCAAACCCAAGCAAACGAGCAATTTGTTTAATCTGTGGTTCAATTGCAGGATAACGAAGCATAACATCAACGCTAGTAACTTTTTCATTTTCACATGCAGGAAAATCAGCAGGTTTAGCTTGAATTGGAGTAGTTTTTTCTGAACCAATCTTTAATGGATCAAACTGTGCCAGCTTATTTTTTAACAAATTGTAAAATCCTGAAGGCAATTCACCAACCATCTTGATACGATAGTTATAAGTTCTTTCGCTTTCGGCTAAGTAGTCTTTAAAATTTTTCATGATTAATTCCTATGTTATATTTATGTTATTTGTCTTTTTGTGAACCTGCGTCTAATAGACGCTGTAACAAGTCATTGCGAGATAACACCTGACCTTGCGCGGTTGGAATGTTGCCTAATTCGCCGGATTTTTTGGCTGCGTCTTGATCCAGCTTTAATTTCCTAAGCTGTAGATCAATCATCTTTAGTTTTTTGTTTAATTTAGTGGTTTTTGCTGTTAAAGCATGACTTAGCATAGTACTAGCCACAGCAAACAATTCAGCGGAATACCTACTGTCCACATTGAACGCAAGATCACTTAAATCTTGATAACTTTGTTTAGCAAGATCCGATAATTCATCTAATTCTCTGTCTGACGCAGCTAAATCTCTAATAGCAGGTAACGCATCGTCAATTTTGTCAAGTGTTTCATCAATATTTACAATAGCATGCCGAGTTTCTTCTACTGTCATATTTTCAACAACAGGAATATCTTGATTATCGTCAAGTTGGTCAAATTTAAAAAGCTGCTCTAACTTGCGAGTCATGATACTTCCTCCTTCTTTTTATGTGCTGCACGCCGTGCTTCGGTCCATGGCTTGCCTTTATTATGCCCACCAAAAAATTGTTTTCTTTCTTCTATTGTCATATGTTTTGCTAATTCTTTTCTTGAATTAGATTGTTTTTTCTTANATTCATTAGTTCTAATTGTTCCAGTCAGAGCATCGCTGATATTTTTACTTCTTTCTGGGGTATATGTATCTGGGCGACAGCATCTATCTTTTACATAATTTGATTTTTTTTCGTCGGTCATATTATCAAATATCTTTTTTCTAGCATTACTTTTTGCTTTATACATAGATTCTTTTTCTTCTGGTGACTTTGCCAAAAATGTTTCTTGTCTTTTATGGTTAATTAATTCCATTTCCGCTAATGTTTTCTTTGCCCATGTGTTTTGTCGTTTTACTTTGCTTTCTTTTTTTTCTTCGGATGATTTTTTTGATCTAGATGTTATTTCTTTAGCTTTACTTTCTGCTTTTTCTTCGTGAGTTTTTTTTGACATAGTTAAAGATCTTTTAGCATATGTATCCAGTTTCCACTTAGCTCCACCACCATCGCCTATTTCTGGCTTAAGGTTAGCCCAATCTTTATTTTCTACAATATTCCATAATTCTGAATAATAGATTCCCATTTTACTTAGATTTTCCTTGTTTTGAGTTTCTAATAAAATTTCAGTGTCTACATTGTATCCATGTTTTCTAATATGATTTATCCAACGAACTCCAGATCCTTTGTATTCATGTGGATTCTGCGTGGTTTGGCCTAAATATTGCAAGCCAGTATCTCGGTGTGTTTTTTTATATAGATAATATATCATACTGTTATTTACAGTATTTTTGGCAATAGCAATTACTTCTTGCGACTATTTGAGAATATATCAGATTCAGTTATAACTCTAAAAGTCAACCCGTTTTGTCTAGCCCATGCTTGAGCGGCAGCCCATTTAGAATAGTTTACTGCTACCACTGCCTTCTGACTATCTTTCATTTTTCCTTCAATTACACTTTGATTCTTTGGCTTAATTTCTATTAATTCAGCTTTGGTAGTGTTATTTGGACCACGATATACCACAATAAAATCAGGCACATACATAGTCATTTTGCCAGTAAGAGGATTGCGGTATGGAATTCTGACAGGTTCGCTTGCCCAATTTATAACATTTTCGTTGTTATCACAAAAATGCATGAAAGTCATTTCCCATCCGCTACGATACCTAGGTTTACCCTTGCCGACATATTTGTGTGCATTATTTACTTCATACAAACCCTGGCGAAAATTTGGCATGATTATTGCTTAATATTATGAGCCACGTAATAATTAGGAGTTATAGTAGCTTGTACACCTAACATTGTGGATGGACTTTGAAACGTGTTTAAATAAAACGCAAAATTCAATGTAATTTGTGGTTTAGTCATGCCTTGAATATCTTGTAATAGTTGCATAGCTGGAATACCAGATGCAGCTGATATACGAAACATTGTTGTGGTAAAATTACTTGCTTGCTCTACTGTATCAAATACAGATAAAAAATAACTATGAACAGCATCGTATTCTTGTGCTGGCACTGCCTGTTGAAATTTATAAAATTTATCAAAAATATGTACTGTTAGATCAATGTTGGAATTTAAAGTGTTTATATTGGACATGAATACACCTTATTAATAATCATCAATATTGAAAGCAGCTCGTTGTGCATTTACTCGCTCTGCTGCTGCACGTGCTTGCTCACCAGTTAATGTGCCATTAGCTAATGCGTTACCCACAGTGCCTGGATTGTTAGCACTATTAAAACCAGTGCTAGTTGCTCTAGGAAATGCCATGCCACTATTAGCATTAACAGCACCTCTCGCCGAATTCGGAGCACTATTCAATGCTGCTGCTGTTGCTTCTTGCTGCAATTGAGGCTGTTCTGATTCACTTAAATCTTGTTGAGCGCCAGTACCAGATGCAACACTTGCTCGTTGAACTGCGCCTATTGTATTCTGTAATCCGTTTGATCCTGAATTTGGTGCTTGTAAATCTTGTACTGTTCCTTGAACCGCAGGCAAAATTCCAGTTTGCCCGAATACCGAATTAGTTGCACCCTGGCGTGTAATTCCAGATGGTTGTGTATCGTAGTAACCGGGTATAGCAAATCCAGATACAGTAGTAGATGGCTGTTCACCACCGATAGCACCTTTATAATATTTTACAGTTTCATATTCAACAGTGACATCATCTTTCATCGTGCCACCGCCTTCTTCGTAGTTGTATGTATCTTCGCCCCACGAAGTAATTAACGGATTTATTAACACCCATGATGCGTATGTTTTTTGGCTCATGCCATATATAGTAATATCTCTGAAGAAACGAGGTTTGCCGTTTGAGCTTGTACTAGGATTTGTACCATCAGTATAACTTTCCCCAACATATCCCCAATCGGCAGACTGTAGGGCATTGCTATAAATGTCAGATACATTATAATTGTATCCATTGCTTACGCCAGCAGTTTCTCCTAACGTGCCACTTTGGTTAGGTACACCATCATATTTTTGAATAGCATCTTTATAGTAATATGTATAATAATCATACCACATGCCACGGATTAAATTTGATTGATCATCATGCAGAGAAAATCTACATGGCTCATATCGAATTTTTTTCTGTATAACTCGTTTACGGTTATACTGATTCATAACATCAGTCTCAATTTTATATTTAGGAAGGTCAATACTCTTAACCATCATGCCAAGAGTGGCGACGGTAGGACTTCCATATTTGTCCCTAAGTTGCTTAATTTCAGCTGTATTGATATTAAACCTAACATGGAATAAAAACTTCATCCTAGGGATAAGTTGATATCCGTTGTTTAGGAAAATATTTGAAGCGTGTTTGTAGTCTTTAAGTAGGAGACTCGCAGCATCTTGCTGGAGGTCTCCGCCTTGACCTAGGTAACCTGTTCCCATTTAGTTAACAGTTTAAATTGCAGTAGAAGTAGCAAGAGATCCAGGGTTTCTTGAAGGGCTAGCATCACCAAGAGATGAACCAACGCCTTCTGCTTGCTGACTATAAGCGTTAACTTGAATTGCGTTATCATAAGTTATAGACATTGTGATTTTAACTGCTTCAGATTGACCATAATCCATAGCATTGTAATTCACATCTTTTAAATAACATCCTTCAATTACCCATTGCTCTAGAATACGTTCTTGGTTAAGACCGTTGCCGCCGTCTAATAATTGCAATTGTGTTACGAATTTATAATTGTTGGCTGCAGGTGCTGAACTTTGTTCCATGAAGTCTAGTTGCTTTTGCAATTGTTGACCCACTAAACGACTTACATTACCAGCTGCATCGTCACGAATATCACATGTAATATCTGACCAAGAATGTTTTCCAGCAATTTTAATAGTACTGTTATAAATTGGTAGTTTAATTTCTTCAAACTGAACGTGCGGACGATCAAATTTCATAATTTGCTTTGTCAATTCAGTAGATGCTGGATTGCCAATGCCAAAGTTATTAAAGAAAACTCTATAACGATATGACAACTTAGGCATTAATAAGCCTTGAGTTGATGGACTCTGACCATTTGCTCCAAGCGGAACTGTCAGGTTAAGTAATGATGATGCTGCCATGGTTAATCTCCTATATACTTTATTTAGTCAATATAATTGGGTAGTTTTCTACCCAATTTATATTATGCTACTGTTTGTGCTGCTATAGAACCAGTATTTTGAATTCGTAATGGTATATAAACAAATTCAACTGCTTTCACTGGCTCAATCGCAATATCAACCCATAATTGATTTTGATCAATTGTCGTAGGAGTATTATTTGTAGCATCACAAACTACTAGGTAGTCGTAAATGCCACGCTTAGCTACTATATCAATTAATAAACCTGTGATGGTATTAGTGATTTCAGTACGAGTGATTTGGTCATTTGGCTCAAACAGATATTGTTTACCAATTGTCTCAAGTCTTGCACGGATATAACAAACTAATCTTGCTACGTTAATACGATCTAATGCTGACGCAGTTTTTTGTAATGTTTTGTTACCAAAGTTAGTAATACCAACGCCCGGAATAAAGGTAATTGGATTAATATTGTTTGTGTAAAGTACATCACGCATAGACTGGCCTACACCTAAAGTAGTAAACACTCCTGTTACAGCTTCTAGATAACCTAATTGGAATGCATTATCAACCAAGCCACGACGAGTGCCAGCTGGCGCTAACCATGGATACGCAATTTCATCATTGCGGATGATAGTACGTGTCATCATGTGACTTGGATATGTAACAACAGTGTTACCAGTTAAATCAGTTGTCTGACAACTTGGATAGAATGCTGCTCCATAACTATCACCTGCAGCTAAGTTACCGTCGCCAGTTGCTAAGCCTAAACCATTATTGTTGGTTGCCCATGTGGCAATATCATTAGGTGATAAGCGCAATGGAGTATCAATAATAGCAAATGCCACATTGTTAATTTCATTGTTCAATGCAACCATGTTAATTGCTAACTCTGGATATCCAGGAACCGTAATTAGGTTATATGAATTTTGCTCTTCACGAATAGATGCATTAGTGTCAATAGCCTTTTTCATGGCTTGAACAATAATTTCTCTTTGTGCTTGCCTGCCCATGTATGGCGAACCATCAGGGCGAGTGCCGGCAACAGAATTCCATGTGTTTGTTACAGTTTGAACTGACCAATATGTAGGACTTGTATCTGGCTGTTGATTTGTATTGTTTAAAATACAGGCATACACAACACTATTATATTGAACATATTGACCAATTGTATAAGATGTTGAAGATACCCAGTCATAAGTTGGCCATGCTTGATTATTCCAAGCATTTAATTCAAATGATTTAACATTAAATCCTGAACGACGAGTGTTCCATAATAGTATTCCAGATGGATATAAATCAGACATAGGTGCATCTGGATCTAGATAATTACTTGTCAATAAACTTGTTATTGAAGGCAACGCATCACTCACCGGATCTGTTACTCCATTTGGAGACCAACGTGCATCGGCAAATAAAATACCGTTAGATTGAGTTGGATCAGAATTAACAATTTCGACCCACTGGTCAACGCCGTTTATAGACTGCCAACGATATAACATTGGATAATTTTCTAAGTCGCTTGTGTTAACCCACAAATCGCCGTATACTAATGGACTACCTGCTGTATCAGTTTGCGTAGTTGGAGCAGTTGGACTGATGATAGGACCAGCAGCATTACATTGTGTTAGATTATAACCACGAGCATCTGAAGTCACAGTTTGGTAACCAACCCACGATCCATTGTGCTGAATCATAATATCAACTTGTGTAGGATCACTATAATACCAATAAGTGCCGGTTGAAGGATTTTGATCAGGCGCTGTGCCAGATGCAGTATATGTAAATGTAGGGCTACTTACCCAGTTGCTCAATACGATACCATTAGCAATGCCATTTACATAATTTTGGAAACACAAGAAAGTTGAATTAGTAAAACCAGCTGTAGTAACAGGTGTGCCAGTAACGTTTGTTAGAACAATATTACCACCAGCACTATGTGTAAACACAATCGCACCGTTACTATCAATCGAAGCACTAACGTAAGGAACAGCAGCTGAACTTACTGCAGCAATAAAACTACTTGGAGTAGTTCCAGTAAGCTCAATTGTAGCTGTAGTTAATGTTGAAGTTCCTGGCTGTGTTGCAGCAAGAGTAAACGTATTGCCAGATACAAAAGTTTGATTAACTGTATCACCAGTAACAACTGTTGAGCCTGTTATATATCGTTCAAATATTTCAAACCCAGCTGTGCCATTATTACGTGGAATAGATTTTGAATAGAAAGAGCCAGCAGGAATATTTTCTCCACCACCAGATGGATCTAAGCCATAAATTGCGGCGCTACCATTTTCATATACAGGAACATTTTTAATTACAAATACATCTAATGCTGCATTATACTGTTTCAGTACTAAATTAACACCTAGGTTAACGTTGTTTGTTTTCTGCCAAATAGAACCAGTTACACCAATTGCAGTTGAACCACCTTGGCTCCAAGTTGGAACTTGATAGCTAGGTGTTGCTTGGAAACGTGGGCATGTGTAAGTTTTTGCTGTGATACCCAAAGTTGTCAAAGCAGTTCCAGTGCCGTTTGCTATAACAATAGTGCCAGTTGGAGTACCAACTTGACCACCGCTTACATATGATGCAACTGCGGTTGACTCGTATGTTACTGATGTTGTGTCACAAGCGGTAACCGTATAAGTTCCATTATATCCAGATGGATTAATGTTGTCTACCGAAATTGTACTGCCAACTGTAAATGGCGCAGATCCTTGTGTAGCAAATGTTAGTGTCGCAGCAGTACCTGTGCCTGAAGCACCAGTCACCGCAATATTAACGCCTGTGGCTTCAAAGTCAGCGTATAAATTAAGTGCACCGCCAATATTAGCAGCATATACACCAGTTAAACCAGCTGCTGTAATTGCATCAACTACACCCGTTACTGTATTATTTGGCCCAGCAGGAACAGTAATTGTTGCTCCGTTAATGGTAAATGTATTCCCAGCGATTAAACTAGTAGGAGTATTAGAACCCTGTACTGTTGCCCATGCTGATTGCCATTCTGCGCTACCCACAAGTACCCATGTATTGTACAGACTTGTAATTCTTGTATCATCTGACTGAGTTGTTGTTGGTCCACCGCGTTTGAAGTAGTTAGGATTTGTATTATATGTTGCTGTTACCGCATAATTTCCAATGCTGCCATAACTTTGTAACGGCACTGAAGATCCAGTATTTAAATATGTTGAACTGGTAATTACTAATGGAATTTGATTTGTGAAAGTAGAAGTCGATTGATTCCACTGATAAATTCCCCATGTAGTATTAACTGTATCTAACCATGTAGTATTGTTATTTGGGTTACCTGTTGGGCGAGTTAAGCTAGCTGAAAGAGCAGCTAAGTCAATATCAGCACGAATAACGTAACATTGATTAGTGACACCCAACGCAGAATAAGCAGCAAGTAGGCCATATTCATTAAGTTCGTACCCGTTAATAGGCGTGCCGTTAGTTGTTTGATAAAAGAATGGAACTCCATAGTTCGCAAGTAATGCACGTTGACTTGTTGCCAGGAATAATTTATCAGCATTAACTGCCAATGTTCCCTGAGCAATGCCCACGCCGTCTGATGACAGTTTATTAGACGCAGTTGCTATGACCATTAGAGGTACTGAATTTGTAGCTGCAGGAAGATACTGACTTTGGTCAACTACAGTAACTTGAACGCCTGGGGAAACTAGTGTGTTCGACATAATTTAAATCCTTATAATGAATATAAGAATATTTATTAAATTATTGAAAAAAACTCTAATTGCTAGCGTTTATGAATATACAAAAATTAATTTTTTATTGGTTATCACCGCATAAATATAGACATGGCAATCTACAACGAAGCTGTAATATATTGGATTCATCTTACTACTCATACTGATATTTATACTCAAGGCTATGTTGGAGTATCTAAAAACTTAGATGGACGAGTAACTCATCATATACGAAGGTTAACCAATGATACTCATACAAATCCACACTTAAAATATGCATTCAAAAAGTACGGATGGGACAAATTTATTGTTGATATTTTTTTACATGGCGAAGAAGAATATTGCTATATATTAGAAAATACTCTAAGATCATGTAAAAATATAGGGTGGAATATTGCAATAGGCGGACATCGTGGGCCCGGGTGGCAAAAAGGAAAAAAGCGTGACGCAGATACATTAAAAAAAGCAAAAAATACCAGATTAATAAGATACGGAGACAGAAAAGTTTTACGTGAGCAGGAGCGAAAAAATCAAGTAGCAGCTAATAAAGAAACAAGAAAACAAAAAAAACTTCAAAAACAACAAGCCCATGATGAAGCGGTAGCACAACGAAAACTTGCTAGGGCACAGTATAGATTAGAAAAAGAAGAAAAGATTAAACAAGAAAAAGCTGTTTTAGCACTAAATTTGCAAAAAGAAAAAGAGAAAAAAGCTAATATTTCACCACAACGTCCAACATGCAATATTTGTAAACAGCGTCCACGGGCTATAGCATACCATAAGTACGGACGAATTTATTATCGCAGTATGTGCTCTCAGTGTTTAAGAAAAAATAAAAAACTTAAAGTTCCAAAAATGCGATGGGAATTGACTGGATACAAAAAGAAAACTGTATGTGATCGCTGTGGGTTTAGATCAAGATGGGCTGCCCAGATGTTAGTATTCCATATGGATGGAAATCTAAACAACAATGTAGTACAAAATCTAAAAACAATTTGTCAAAATTGTGTAATAGATGTCGCTAAGTCTGATCTACCCTGGAAACAGGGTGATCTTGAATCAGACGTTTAAGAATTCTTAATGTCTAGCACTAACGAATCAACTTGAGCATATAGCTCATCCATTGTGCCGTTATTGTCTAGTACATGATTGAATTCAGTTCCAGCCCATGATGTTTCACTGGCATGCACTTTATAATTATCTAGCACTGATTTATTACTAGCCCAACTTAAATTCTGTGTCGGCCCACCATTTACTACTTCCGCAGCATGAAACCACTCTGGGTCAGGCCCTCGTTTGGTTCTAATCGATAATCCTCCAGAAGATCTGATTGCCGCAAGTTCGTTAGGAAAACGACAATCTGAAATTACTACGTTATCTTTAAGATTTCTTATTTTATTTTCAATACTGGCAATCCAAATATCATCATGAAAGCCCTTACGCATTACTTCAGTGCCCCAGTATTGTAATACCCAGCGTGGAGTTAAGTGGGGCATGTTCAAACGAGTTGCCCACCACAAATCTACTTGTTCTCTCCATTCCCTAGACGCTTTGGTACGACCCTCTAACAATATTCTATCCCAACCAAATACTGCTGATACGGCGTCTTTAAGAGTTCCAGCAAAGCTTTCTCTACGAAATCCGTGTACGTTTACCAAATAATCAGCTACTGTATCTTTGCCGCTGCCTATTAGACCGGAAATTCCAATAATCATATGTTGTCCTTTAGTATAGATGATGTCATTAAATACCACCCGGGGCGATAAGATCCGAGTTGTGTAAATCCCAAGTCAGTATAAAACTTAGGAATCTCTGTTGTAATTATAATTGTTCTATCACGACTTGTAGCAAATTCTACCGCCTTTGCTGTTATTTGTTTACCTAGTCCTTGATTTCTATACCCAGGGTCAACACAAACCCAGGTTAAATCATAAAAGTATTGTAAACTTGACTCACTAACTATTCCAAATCCAACTGTTTTTTGTTGATCTTTTGCAAGTATATAAAACTTTGGATTCTCAATTAAGTTGATTAGATACGTTATTTTCTCTATTTCAATTCTATGTTCTACATTTTTTGATAGCAATGGCGGCATTTTGCCAACAGGAGTATACACGAAAGATCGTGTTAATAACTCTCCTATTTCAACTGTATCTGTTAATTCATTGACAATTTCTATGGAAATCATTTAAGTTTCGTTACATCTAAGTGCTTAAGAGTTTTTTGTAACATAGCAATTTGTCTGCGGCAATCCTCTAACGCATGATGGCTAGTAGCAGGTTTTGGACAATCTGGCCATAGACTATACACAGTCCTAGCGTCTCTAACTTTGAAAAACTGCCATGGAAGAGGTTTTCCTAACTTTGTATAAGCGTTTTCTAATATACAGATATCAAAAGTTATTCCGTTTGTCCAGATTAAATCACATTTCCAACACAATTTATGTAGCTCATCAAGAGCTTGTTCAAGAGGAATGCGATTATCTTCCGCAAGTGCTTCTGCAGCAGCTTCCGGTTGTGTGCCCCACCATTCAACAGTGCTGTCACTAATAGCACGATCTTCTTGACTGTCCAGCGTGACACGAGCATAGTATTGAAATTTTTCGCTATATCCCTTGCCAAGAGGATCAAAGCACTGAGCAGCTATAGTTAAAATAACAGCGTCAGGTGAGGCAGCTAGAGTTTCTAAATCTATCATAATATCCATAATATTATTATAATAGAATGGATACTAAAAAACAAATGTTTTGGTTATTTAATTAGCCAATTACCCAAGTTAATGGCTGTGATCCGTCAACATAGTCAACTAGATCCTTAAGACATTGAGCCATTAATTCCTTAGCATCAGCCTTCATTGCGGCACCATTTAGTGTCGTTCCACCTTGTGGACCAGCGATAGTACCAAACTTTTCACGGGCGTCACCAATTATCATCTTGCAATTTGCATACATGTAATTACGAATCCATTGCCGAATTTGATAATCACTAAGCAGGTTGACTTCTGGCTTTAAGTTATAAGTCCATAACAGAACATTCTCTCCGGAACCTTTAGGATCACGTATTAATTGGAGTTTTTTGGTAACTGGATTCCAAGTATAGTTCATATACGCACCAAACATACGACCCGCTAATTCAACATATTGTGAATAGAAATCGTATGTGGCTAGTCCACCTGCCACGTTAAAGTTCATCAAATATACATTTAACGAAGCCTGGCTAAATGGATCAAAGTTACTGGCGTTAGGACCAGAAGAGTCACCGAATGTTCTACGGAAGATTTGTCTTACCTGAATAACCTCATCAGGAAGATCATAAATGTTTACGTTAGTTACCAGTTCCATGAACGTGTAACTTTCTTCATAGGCATTTTGTGCCCGTTGACGATAGGTACCAATAGTATTGCGGTATGCCGACTCATAATGGCTGGCATCCAGCTCTATATCAATAATATCATCACCTAATTGAAGCCTAACGTATTCAATTAGATCTTGTTTAAGCGTTTCTAACGTAGATTGAGATTGTTCTGCCATATGGACTCCATGTACATATATTTAGCAGATTTACCATGCCTTTAAGATAACCAGATTGTCATTACTACGGCCTGTGTACTTAATTTCAGTAGATTTAATCTCTTTAAAAGCCTTACGAGCAGCCGGTTTACCTACACTCATAATAGCCTTAATTTGTTCGGCAGGTTTCCTGAGAGTTTTTTGTACCGTTGCCAGCGCATCAAAGGCAAGTAAAGACGATCCTTTAATCGTAAAGGTTCCCGCGTGAGTATCAGCAACAACATAAATCAACTTGCGTTTTGCCGTATCATAAATGAACGCCTCAGCTGCACCCACGAGACTGGTAGGAGACAAAGATTTAAGTCCAAGTTCGGCAAATTCTTTAAGATATTTAAATTTCATTGCTACTTTTTCAGGACTGACTGCCTTTTTAGCACGAGGCTTACGTTCTACTTTCTTAAGTGAAATATAAGATTGACAATCTGCCAGAACAGTTTCACAGAATTTTACGCAGCTTTTTAACTGAGTTTTAGTAAGATGACTATAGCCTTCTGCTAGTTGCGGATCTTTACCCTCTACTACTTCTTCAAGTTCTGCTAGGCGTAATTTCCAAACAGCTGTGATGTGAGGAATCATTTGTATGGCAATATTCATGCCACGAATTAAGGCGATAGGTTTGAAATTTGCCGACATTTTTGCGTCAGCATCGATAAAATCATCATACATACCGTCAAGTTCAGCGGCACATTCAGATGCTTTTTCTCTTAGATGATCTTGGATAGTTAGCTTTTGTTGAGCAGTTTCTTCTGTGGTAGCAGCAACTTTTTGTTCTTCTTGTTTACCCGCTAACAATTCAGCAAGATGCTCGTCTAGAATAGATTGTTCGTAATCTTTAAGCTGTAGACCCATTACTGACATTCTACAGATCCAACCTGTTGTTGTTTTTACACGACTATCTGGAATACCGCGCATTAGTTTTAATTCTTTAGCTTTCTTATTAACTTCAAAATATTGAATAATTAGATCCTTTGCATCCTTGCGACCATAGGAATAATTATACCAATTGAATGCCTTAGCCAAGGTTCCGACACGAACATCATCTGCGGGTTGAGTAAGCCACTCGGGTTCTGATCCAATAAATTTGGCATCTTCACCGCGTGGTACCAGTCGTTTGATTGTAGTTGATAGTTTTTTCATAGTTCTATTATATAGTATAAATTAAAAAATGTCAACTTAGCAACATCGCAAAAATTATGTGATGATCTAAGTTGTCTAGTAGTACTACTGCTGATGTTTTTAAGTCATTGTATCTTACAGTATCTTTTTTAAGTCGTCTACATTCCACTGATTCCTTACTGATTTCTTTAACAACCGAGTCAATATTCCTTATCATTTTCTGAAGATCACGTAGCGCCACCTTATTTCTGACGCTATGTAGCTGTTTTTCTGCCGTTGATAGTCGTTCTAAAATTTCATCCATAAAGTAATTATATGTATTTTCTAATTAATTGTCAATTGAATCCTAACTAAATACTAGACTATGCCAAGACTCAGCCTCTACCGCCCAAACCGTACTTCAGATTATCAATACTTAGATCGCATCATTTCTGAGCGATATACTGTCGGAGGTCTTGACATTTTTGTACACAAGTACATGGGACCGATTGTAGATACAACAGACAATCCAGGTAATAAAGACGCCACTTTACCAGTATATACATCGCAAAATCCCATGTTTATCGAGGATTTGTTGCTACTAGAAAACAGAGATCGTGCGTATGATCCTAATATTTACATCATGCGTGGCGTGTATCTACATCAAGATATTAACTTTGACCTAACCCAGTTTGGGTTGTTTTTAAATAACGATACATTATACATTACATTTCATTACAATGATATGATTGATAGTTTTGGACGTAAATTGATGACAGGTGATGTGTTAGAATTGCCAAATATGAAAGACTATTATCCCCTAAATCAAAATATAACAAGAGCATTGCCCAAATATTATGTCGTCCAAGATGCATCCTATGCTGCCGAAGGATTTAGCCAAACTTGGTTACCACACGTGTGGCGTGTCAAGGCTACTCCTATGGTTAACGCTCAAGAATACCAACAAATCGTTAATCAGCCGCTAATGCCCGACAATATCTGGGACAATGGAAATTTTTATCCGCAAGGAATGGTAGTTGATAATGGTGGAAAATATTACGAAGCAGCAAAAAATGTACCTCCTGGCACTGATATCAATGATCCAAAATATTGGTCACTGATTGAAAAGCCAACCACAATGGGTGATGTAAATTCAACCAGAAATAAAGAATTAGCCATCAATGATGCGTTGGTTGTACAAGCAAACATTGAAGTTCCACTATCAGGATATGATAACGTGTCATTTTATATATTACCGACTACTCCGAGTGATCAACCTAGTGGAGAAGGATTGTTTACCGATCAAACTTCTCCTACAGTAGACGGCGCACAATCTGGCGAAGGCAATACTCCGACAGATTTTGGTTGGACAATGGGTTATTTGACAGGCGATAAGTTGGCTCCAAACGGTTTGCCAGTTACACCTGGTGTTAGTTTTCCATTAAATCCAAGCAAGGGTGATTACTGTTTACGATTGGATTATTATCCAAATCGTTTATTCAGATTCAGCGGAGCAAATTGGCTAGCTATTAGCGAAGATGTTCGTACTCCATTAGATTGGGGCCCACAGAATGGAACTCAGCGTAGTTCGTTTGTTAACAATACATATACTGTAAATACATCTGATCAAGGTAATATTCCTTCACGCCAATCACTATCAGAATTGCTCAGACCACAAGCTGATAACGGCAATCAAGGTGGAAATTTGCCACCTAAACCAAGACCTAAAGGGCGATAATGCAACAATACTTTTTCGACGGACAAGTTCGTCGTTATCTAACTCAATTTGCAAGAATGTTTTCTGGATTTCAGGTAGAATTCGGTCGTAACGAAGCCGGTGCAGCAAACACAGGTGATACATTATATCGTGTTCCAGTTAGGTATGGCGACAGTTCAAGACAAGTTCAAACTATTTTACAAGAAAACAGCGCAAGCAGTATGCCATCTACTCCACTAATGACATTTCACATTACTGGCTTGGATTTTGATCGTGCCCGTATGCAGAATCCAACTTATGTTGATAATAAATCTATTAGGCAACGGGAATATGATGAAGCAACAGGCACTTATGAAACTACACAGGGCAACGCATTTACTGTTGAACGATACATGCCAGCTCCATATAAATTATCAATCAATTTAGATGTTTGGACTAGTAATACCAATCAAAAAATGCAGTTACTAGAACAAATATTGCCGTTGTTTAATCCTAGTCTTGAGATACAAAGTACAGATAATTTTCTAGATTGGTCTAGTTTAAGTATAGTAGAATTAGTTTCAACAGGATGGTCAAGTAGAAGTATTCCTCAGGGCACTGAAGATCCTATTGATATTTCTACCATTAAATTTTCTCTGCCTATATGGTTATCATTGCCTGCCAAGGTTAAAAAGTTGGGTATTGTTGAAACAATTATTGCTTCTGTATTTGACGGATCAGGTGATTTAGTCAATGCTATCGCTGATAACGATCTACTATTAGGCACACGACAGTACATCACCCCGTATGGCTATCAAGTAGTGTTAATTGGTAATAAATTACAAATTTTAGCTCGTTCTGCTATAGTTGATGAAAACAATGAACAACTAGCACCTCCTAATCCAGTTGAGCCTAGTAACGTATTATGGACTCCTGTTGTCAATATGTATGGAGTATTACGACCTGGTGTTAGTATTGTAGCATTAACACAAGAAGATGGCAGCCAAGTGTATGGCAATGTAAGTTTTGATCCCACAAACGATCAATTTTTACTATTTTCAGTAATTCCAGAATCTATTCCTGCTAACACAATGCCACCAGTTAACTCAGTAATTAATCCTCGTGTCAGTGGTCCAGGAGAAGGATTGCCAGCTGCCACTATAGGACAACGATATCTATTAACTGAATCTACGGGAAGTAATAATGGCTATGCCCAAGCTTGGGCTGGCACGTCAGGTGAAATACTAGTAGCATATCCAAATGATATTATACAGTACGATGGCGAACGATGGATAATTACTTTTGATAGTACATCAAGTCCAGTAAATACACAATACGTTACTAATATCACAACGGAAATCCAATATAAGTGGACAGGTTATAACTGGGTTAAGTCATATCAGGGTCAATATCCCGGAGGCCAATGGAGTCTTATAATTTAAAAACTATACATGCTGTTGGCATTTGGTTTTATAGTCAATCTACTAATCGCTATCTGTATCTATTGAGAAATGATGCAAAACATCCTGACTCATGGGGATTAGCAGGCGGTAAAATAGAATCAGGCGAAAGTATCATGGCTGCCATGGTTCGTGAGTGCGAAGAAGAATTAGGATCAATGCCTGATTATATCAAGCTAATGCCCTTAGAAAAATTTACAAGTGCTGATAATGGATTTGTTTATAACACATTTTTTTGTATTGTAGCAGATGAATTTAAACCTATTTTAAATGATGAACATCTAGGGTATGCTTGGATTGATTCAGGAACTTGGCCTAAGCCACTACACCCTGGATTGTGGAGCACAGTAAATTTTGAAGCAGTACGAAGCAAGATAGCTATTATACAAACACAGCTTCAAACGTCACAATAAGTTACAAAATCTCTGTTGTTCATTGCTTTTGTATTTGGACAAGACAGCCAATCAGATGGCATATTAAATTCATTCCCCACCATAATAAACATAGTACCAGCATATGCTTGTATGATATCTGTAATTTGTTTAACCCAGTTATCATGTCCTGCTGTCATTTCTTTACTGTAACCTATTAAGTAAACTTCATTGTGTCCATCAAATGCAGCAAGATAAATGGGCAATACTTCAGTACATAAATGCGGATGTTGAGGTATTAAATAAAATTCACCGGGTTGTTTTGTGCAATTTTTAGCAGTTGTGTATACAATATTATCAACCACATACTTACTTTCCACAAGTGGCATTAGTTTAACATAATCAGTATCTACAGTAAAATCTAATCTCATTTGTCTAGCTATTTCGCTTGTGCCATATGTTTGAACTTTTAAACTACCAAGTAATCCTCCGCGATGTGTTGCTAATATGCGATAATCAAATCTTGATTGATCATTGCTGCTACCTATAGCAACAGCACGACCTGATAAGTGTTGATTTACGATGGGATTTGCTATCCATTCACGTTTTTCGTGTTTTCTGCCACCGGAAAATTTAGTTTCTGTTATTACAAATTCGCCTGGATAATCTCGTCTGTATCTAGCTTCCATTATATTATTTTATAATCAAATATTGTTGTAATATTAATCAATTGATTCTGGCGCCCAAGGTAAGGGTGTTGGTTGAGGCATCGGTATCTTTTGTGCATCAATTTGTGCTTGTACTTCTGCTTCCATTGAAGCTATACGATCAGCACCCAATGCCTCTTGTGTCCATTGAACTGCCATTTCTTCCGTAATTTGTGCATATGGTGTAAAATTTGCTGCATCAGCTGGTAATAACTGAACTGAATAAGATACCGAACCCGACGATCCATCTTGTGTATCACTGATAATAAAATTACTCATCACAACAGTATTTGGTTCTGGTGTGTTTAGTGTTGATAAAGCGTTAATAGTCCATTGCATAATTTTTCCTTAAGCATATTTTTATTTAGTTATTTTGTTTGATTAATTTATATACTTCATAATCTTATTTTTATGTGAATATCCAAGTGGCACCTATAATTACCGCAGGTCTACCGCCTTGATTGTTATCAGCGGCGCCGCCAACTGCTATTGTATTACCATTTTTACTTAACGATACAGAGTAGCCTTGCTGGGAAGTACTTCCAGTAACACCAGTACCCACTAACTTACTGCCCTGTTGAGTCCATGTCGTACCACTACGGGTAAATATCCAAGTAGCACCTATGCTGCTATTGTCGAGGGGGCCGCCAATAACTAATGTATTTCCATCAGCACTTAAAGATACAGAGTAGCCTTGGAGGGATGTGCCGGTATTACCTGTTCCAACTAATTTACTGCCCTGTTGAGTCCAAGTCGTGCCACTACGAGTAAATATCCAAGTGGCACCTATGCTGCCATTGTCGAAGGGTCCGCCAACTGCTAGTGTATTGCCATCAGCACTTAAAGATACAGAGTAGCCTTGCTGAGATTGACCAGTATAACCTGTTCCCACTAACTCACTGCCCTGTTGTGTCCATGTCGTACCACTGCGGGTAAATATCCAAGTACCACCAACAGCTGAATTGTCGGTGTACCCACCAACAGCTAGTGTATTGCCATCAGCACTTAAAGATACAGAGTAGCCTTGGTTGGATGTGCCGGTATTACCAGTGCCGAGTAACTTACTGCCCTGTTGTGTCCATGTCGTACCACTGCGGGTAAATATCCAAGTGGCACCTATGTTGCCATTGTCGGCGTACCCACCAACAGCTAGTGTATTGCCATCGGCACTTAACGATACAGACTGGCCTTGAGCGGAGCTACCACCTGCGACACCTGTGCCGAGTAACTTACTGCCCTGTTGAGTCCAAGTCGTACCACTGCGGGTAAATATCCAAGTACCACCAACACCTGAATTGTCGCCATACCCGCCAACCGCTAGTGTATTGCCATCAGCACTTAAGGATACGGACGCGCCTTGAGAAGATTGACCAGTATAACCTGTTCCCACTAACTCACTGCCCTGTTGTGTCCATGTCGTACCACTGCGGGTAAATATCCAAGTACCACCAACACCTGAATTGTCGTTAGGGCCACCAACTGCTAGTGTATTTCCATCTGAACTCAGTGACACAGAAGAGCCTTGCTTAACACTACCAGTATAGCCTGTTCCTACTAACTTACTGCCCTGTTGAGTGCCGCTTTGCGTATAATAAAACCCAGACATTGTGGTAATATTGTTACTATATGAACCAGCACCTAAAGCTATAGGATTAGTAGCCATAGAAATTTGAGCATTTGAAGTATATCCAAACTGCGTGTTGATGTTACCTAACGATATTGCCCCGCTTGTAATATCCGATGTTCCAGATGTGGTGTAGGTGAAAACAATGATACCGCCTCCACCTGCGCCTCCAGTTACAGCTCCGCCACCGCCACCGCCATATAAGCCACCAGAACCGCCGGTTGTACCAAAGTACCAAGTACCACCGCCACCGCCACCGGGGCCTGCTGTAGCACTATTACTTGTCTGTGTATAAATTGCTCCGGTTGCCCCGTTGCCTCCAACAAAGGTACTACCTTGTCCACCGCCGCCTCCTGCACCAGTGCCTGCTGTACCTGCTGTGCCGTTAGCGTTATTGCCACCAGCACCGCCACCTGTACCGCTTAACCCGTTACCGCCATTTCCACCAACTGATGTGCCATTGCTACCAACTGATCCGCCGTTAGATCCGCCGCCACCGCCACCGCCACCGTTTACTGAAGTAGCAGATCCACCAGCTGCTCCAGCTCCGCTTGGACCTGCTGCGCCGCCTCCACCGCCAAATGCTCCTGCTACCGAAGCACCACCGTTACCACCTGAATTTTTTGTTGTCCCTACACCAGATGCTGCCGAACCACCAAGTCCGCCGACGTTAGCTGCACCAATTGCACCACCTTTTGCCAATGCGCCTTGTGTTGTTAGTGTAGGAGCAGCATTTGATGCAGCATTGAACCAAGTGTCACCACCGGCTACTCCAGATGTTCCGCCTGTGCCAGTAGATACATAAACTGTACTACCCGCTGTTATTCCTGTGACTGCGGTTGATTTTGAATATGCTCCGCCACCGCCGCCTTCGCCGCCTACTCCACTTGTAGATGGTTTACCGCCTGCGCCAGCGCCGATTACTTCAACTGATATCAGTGAACCAAAATCGCTTGGTACAGTAACAGCTCCAGTGCTAGTTACAAATACAACTTTAGTTGCCATTTTTTATCCTTATGGTGTACCGAATGCAGTGATGTTATTAGCAGCTATGATATTACCGCCGCTGTCTAAACTGAATATGTTTGCACCACCATAACTGAATACTAACTTAGTACCGCTTGCTTTGATAGTAAACCCGCCTACTACTACAGTATTACCAGCAGTCATATTGTTACCAGCAATGTTGCCTGTAGCACTGATATTACCAGTAACATTAGCCCCGGCAGTAGTAGCTAAAATAATATTAGCAGTGCCACCAACCCCAACAGTAACGTTGCCGCCACTAGAAACTACTGATACATTACTTGTTCCGTTACTGATACTATTGCTTGATCCTCCGCCGCTTATACCGGTCAGTAACGATCCGTTACCAATGAAATAGTTACCTGTAATATTACCAGTAGCTGATACTAATCCAGCAGTTAATAAATTACCACCTGACAAATTACCAGTTATAGCCCATGCACCAGCTGCTGAAATTGTTGCTGTAGTTGTTGGCGAAGCAATAGTATTACTTAAGAATGAAGTTATTCCAGTCGAACGGTCATAACTAATACCAAATCTCGTACCTGCGCCTATTCCGCCAATACCTAAAGCAGAAACAGCTCCGGTATATCCGCCGGCAAGTTGTACTTGATCAGTTGAATTACCTACGTATACATTACCAGTTGAAGAAATTGTACCACCAGTTAAAATATTTCCATGTATAGCGTTGCCTGTACTTGACATTAATCCAGCAGTTAGGACATTACCGCCATTTACGTTACCGGTAGCAGTTATTAATCCAACAGTAGTAATATTACCACCAATAATATTACCAGTTGACGAAATTAAACCAGTAGTTAAAATATTACCAGTTGTTTTAATAGCACCTGTACCCTTAGGAGTTACTTGAATATCAACGTTAGCATCTGATCCTTGTGCCGATAAGACTACAGCATTACCAGTATTACCGCCTGCTATTTGTACATAATTAACTGCACTAGTAATAGGTGCTACCAATAACGATTGTGCGCCAACTAATCCACCTAAATAAACATTACCAGAAAATAAATTATCTGCATTACCTGATGAAGCAATACCAAATCCACCTGTTGTATAACTAATGCCTAATGAAATTCCAGTAGCTCTATTGGTTATTCCGCTAGATAGGTCATCTATAACAAGTCCTAATTGATTAGATACGTTTGCGTTGGCACCTATTGAGGCTCCTACACTTGCAAAATACATGTGTCTTAGATTGGTAACAGTGAGATTATTTGCTGTAGCAGGAGCTGACCCATACAAAGTATTAGTGCCGCTTAATAATGTAGGATTATTCGATATAGAAGTAATACCTGCTTTTGTGAAAGCAGTACTTATTATTAGTGCCTGGCTATTCGAAACAGAATTGGTTCCAATACCTATGCCACCTGTTGTTAAAATATTACCGCCAGTTACGTTACCTGTAGCGGTTACTAATCCAGCAGTAGTAATATTGCCTCCGATTACGTTTGCTGCTGATGTAATTGTACTTGAAGCTGATATTAATCCTGTTGTTAAAATATTACCGCCAGTTACGTTACCTGTAGCAGTTACTAGTCCAGATGTAACTAAATTACCACCTGAAATATTTGCTGCTGATGTAATGGTACTTGTTGCTGATATTAAACCAGCTGTTAATAAATTGCCACCGGTTACGTTACCAGTTGAACTAACAATACCACCTGTTAATAAGTTACCACTTGTTACGTTTGCAGTAGCACTAATACCTACGTTAGTGCTCCATGCGTTTGATGAATTTTGATACTGCCAATAAGTTAATACGTTACCAGTGGGGCCAACTGCTAAACCTGCATTGTTGATATTCGCATACGTTGATTGATTATTAGCTAATTCAATATATAAATCGTTTGTAGTAATTACATTACTACCGATAAATGTAACGTTACCTTGAACGTTTAAATTACCAACAATTGTAGCATTTCCAGAAACGCTTAAATTGCCACTTGATAATAAATTGCCAGTTGAACTAATTAACCCAGCCGTTAGTACGTTACCACCAGTTACGTTACCAGTTGCAGTTACTAAACCAGCTGTTGAAATATTAGCACCAACAATGTTACCAGTAGTACTGACCAATCCACTTGATGTAATTGAAGTTAATGTACCAAACGAAGTAATATTTGGTTGTGCATTTGTAGTTACAGTAGCAGCAGTACCAACTGCACTACCTGCCGATACTGCATATGTAGCATTTGCTACAGTACCAGTTACATTAGCACCAGTTAATGATGTTAATGTAGAACCATTGCCAACAAAATAATTGCCTATTATATTACCGGTAATACTGATATTTCCAGCTGTAATATTACCCGAATACGTTGGCAAATAATTAGCCACATTGGCATTACTATAAGCACCTGTGATATTTGAGGCATTAATGTTTGTTAATAAAGCACCATTGCCGATAATATAATTACCAACAACGTTACCAGTAGTACTGACCAATCCACTTGATGTTAATGACGTTAATGTACCAACTGAAGTAATATTTGGTTGAGCATTAGTTGTAACAGTAGCAGCAGTACCAACTGCACTTCCGGAACTTAAAGCATAAGTGGCGTTTGCCACAGTACCCGTTACATTACCACCAGTAATACTGGATAATGTAGATCCATTACCAATGTGATAATTTGCTATAATGTTAGCTGTGGCGGAAATCAACCCAGCTGTTAATAAGTTACCACCTGCGATATTTGCCGCTGAAGTAATAGTTGATGTAGCCGAAATCAATCCAGCAGTTAATAAGTTACCGCCATAGACATTTCCAGTTGCCGAAGCAATACCAGAGGTAAGTTGATTAGAAGCTATGCTATTGCCACTACTACTCATTATGCCAGCTGATAAAATATTACCAACAGTTACGTTACCAGTTGCTGATATTAACCCAGCTGTTAATAAGTTACCACCTGCGATATTTGCCGCTGAAGTGATAGTTGATGTAGCTGAAATCAATCCTGCTGTTAGTATATTACCGCCGGTTACGTTTCCATTGCCAGCTATAGTACCTAATATACTGACACCAGTAGGAGAAAATACTGCTACATTACCTACTGTACTAACTGATACTGTTATATTGGCGTTAGCAGCAGCAATATTTAAATTACTTCCGCCATTTACTACGTTGGATACACTTGTGATAATACCAGTAAGTTGTGATCCATTGCCTAAAATATAATTACCAGTTACGTTACCAGTTGCTGATATTAACCCAGCTGTTAGTATATTTCCATGTATCGCATTGCCAGTACTTGACATCAAGCCCGCAGTTAAAATATTGCCGCCTGCGATATTACCAGTAGCAGTCAATAATCCAGAAGATATAATATTAGCGGCATTTACATTACCAGTTGCGGTAAATGCTGATGCACCTAATATTCCACTAATTGGAACATAAGTTAAAAACGGTGAATTCCAAACTGTTTGTGTGTTTGCACCATCAGCAGCAACAAAATCAACGTAAAATGTATTTGCTGAACCGCTGAATACTGTGTTTATTGAGTTGCCATTAACATTGGCTAATTGACTTCCATTACCAAAGATGTAGCTGCCTGAAATATTACCAGTTGTACTGATTAAACCAGAAGATGTTACACTAGTTAATGTTCCTACTGATGTAATATTAGGTTGAGCATTACCAGTTACAGTTATAGCTGTGTTTGCTACAATATTACCAGAAATATTACCAATAATATAAGCGCCATAGATATTACCAATAGCACTTATATTACCCGATGCGCCTAAATTGACAAACCCCGTCGCAGACCTCGTCCAGGTATTATTACCGGACGAGTATGTGTAAACGATGTTGTTTACGGTTGTAGTTTGCCCATCTGTGGGCGATACGGGAAATGCCATTAATACCTTCCGACAGCTACTTCAATCACTCCTGTTGAATTTGAATCATAATCAGCTAGAGCTTTACCTATAATACATCCAGGCAAGTATTTAGTAGCATCTAAAGCAGTCGCTACACCTTTTATATCACTAGCAACTAATCTGTCTCCCTTACGAATCGTACCCACTACGCTACATGGAACACGCCCTGTTAACGCTACTGGTAAACCAACTGCGCCTGAGTTCATTAAGTAAGCAGGATCGGTTGAAATAATACCAGCTACTCTAGTATCATGTGATACTGTCGAAGCAGTAATTTCATCAGCGCCACCAAATATAACCAGGGTGCCAGGAGCATAGCTGTCATCAGCAATATAAGTTTCGGCCAAGTCAGCATATTGTGCTGAAGTTGCTTTGGCGAAAATTGTGTTAAACGGTACGGTTGTGTTACCAATATTACCAACAGCACTGGCCTGCATATTTGTAAGACCAGCCGAAGTCCAAGCTGCTATCGCAGTACCAGCCACCGTAATAGTAATATTACCGTTAGCTGCCACTGTTTCATTACTTGTACCGTTAGTAATAGCATTAAATGTACCGTTCACTCCTGCTGTTGGGCCGTAATCATCAATCCAGTAATAGCTTGTGCCGTCAAATGTATAACGATACTGCACGTTTGTAGTAGTGTTATACCAGAAGTCACCAACACTTGGGCTGCTTGGAGCACTAGCACTTGATGTTGAACGGATACCGCCACCATAAATGTTACCTGATGTACTGATAATTCCAGCTGAAACAATGTTTCCGCCTGTTACGTTACCGCTAGCACTTACAACACCAGTTACCGCAAATCCTGTGTTACTTGTTACAGTAACAATGTTTGCTGTACTTGTATTACCTAGCCAAACAATAACTTGACCATTTGTAGCACCTAATATTAAGTTACCAATATTAGCACCTGAACCAACTGGGCCAGTGATTGAGTTACCAGCTACATATAAGTATCCATCATTAGGATTAAACACGTTAGCACCAGCTGCGGTACCGTTATATGTACTTGATACAATACCCATGTCAATAAAGTATTGACTATCTGTGCCTAAGTTGTTATAAACAGCAATATCAGCAGAAGCATTCGACAATGCGCTGAAGTTTTGGAACGCAAACTGTGCGCTTTGATTACTGTTACCAGCAGATGTAATTACTGATACGGCATGTAACGCTACGTTTGGTATACCAAATTGCGCTGCGTTTACACCAGTCGCTGCTGTTCCTGTTGCTGAAATTAATCCAGCTGTTAGAATATTTCCAGCAGTTACGTTACCAGTAGCAGTTATTAATCCAACTGTTGATACGTTGCCGCTAACTACGTTGCCGTTAGCAGACACGTTACCCAGTACACTGAGTCCTGTTGGTGAGAATACAGCAATATTACTAATGCCGTTTACCGATATAGTTACGTTAGCAGCAGCAGCCGAAATATTAACATTACTGTTGCCGTTTGTTACGTTAGATACACTTGTAATAATACCAGTTAACTGTGAACCGTTACCAAGTATAAAGTTACCAGTTATATTACCTGTTGCACTAATTAATCCAGCTGTTAAAATATTACCATGTATCGCATTACCAGTACTTGACATTAAACCGGCTGTTAGAATATTTCCACCAGTTACGTTACCTGTAGCAGTTACAAGACCTGCGGTTGTAATATTTCCACCAACTACGTTAGCAGCCGATGTAATAGTACTTGTTGCTGAAATTAATCCAGCTGTTAACAAGTTACCACCGGTAACATTACCTGTAGCAGTTATCAATCCAGCAGTAGTGATGTTACCACCAACTACGTTTGCTGCTGATGTAATTGTACTTGTAGCTGATATTAAACCAGTTGTAAGAATATTACCGCCAGTTACGTTACCAGTAGCAGTTACTAGGCCAGCTGTGCTGATGTTGCCACCGATTACATTACCTGTCGCAGTTACTAAACCAGCGGTAGTGATGTTGCCACCAACTACGTTTGCCGCTGAAGTAATAGTACTTGTTGCTGAAATTAATCCAGCTGTTAATAAGTTACCACCGGTAACATTACCCGTAGCAGTTACTAATCC